CCGCCGGCCGAGGTAGCGGGATCTCCGGAGCAAGTCCTAGACGAAGAAGACGCGGTTCTCGTTCGGCAGCTCCTGGAGCAGCCAGTCTCGCTTCGCGGTCTCATCGGCATCCAGCTCAACATCTCGACGGCGGCCGTCAACCGCGAGGTCGAGAAACAGTCGAACATCCAGCTCTACCAGATTCACAACCAGTACATGCAGATGGTGGTCGGCCAAATCGCCCCGATGATCATGCGGCCCGACATTCCGCAGCCGCTGAAGGATCTCATGGTCAAGGGCGTGCAGGACGAGGACAAGCTCCTATCCAAGATTTACCAGGCGCATAACGCCTTCGATCTCGAGTCCACCCTACTCGGCGACACGCTTGCCGAGATGGCACGCATGCCTCAGCCAATGCCGATGATGGGACTGCCGCCTGGAGTAGCCGGAGCCGGTGGCGGTCCCCCCGCCCCAGGGCCGCCGGCAGGTTCGAAGAGTGGCAACAGTCCTCTTCTAGCAATGCTCGGCGGGGGAGCGGGAGCGCGGCGATGATAAACCCGGTTCACCGGCTAGACCAGCCGACCGACTACGGGGCGCTATGGAATGGGCTCAAGCGTCGGCTGAACGATCTACGCCGCGACTATGCCGAGAAGGCAGCGAGCGAGCGAGACGAGACGGAGATCAGGAAGCACCAAGGCGCTTACGCGGCAATGAACGTGGTCGAGTCGGAGATGGATCAATTGCTTGACCAAGCGAGGACCGAGAAGCGCGCATCTTGACATAGCCGGGGCGCGTCAGTTAGCCGATGAGTCGCATCGTTCCACTCCAGCGCGAAGGCCCTCATGGAATCCGACTCTCCTGGGGGCTTTCGTGTTTCTGGTACTAGCCTGCGGCTCCGGCCAATCTCACCGTACAGTAGAATTCGGCTACGTAGCAGGCGCCGATAGCGAAGCAGCCGCGATAGCCACTAGTCCGTACTCCAGCTTCGGCACAGTAGACGCTGGCGAGTGCATGGCTCTAGGGCCGGGTGCATGTGTGTCTCGCGTCTCGACAGCGGCGGGGCTCGGCCTCGACTCGCTGGTGATTCTCACGGGAGTATTCTTCGAAGCCGCCCCGCACGGCCCGAAGACGCTTCGTCGCGATTACCTTGCTCGGTGGGATGCTCTCGTGACCGAGCTACAGCCCCTCATTCGCCAGGTGAACGCCTTCTTCATCTGCGATGAGCCGACGCGGACGAACGTCTCTCCGCAGACGCTTTCCATGGTCGCAGCGACGGTCCGCCGTACCTTCCCGACGACGACACAAGCGATGACAGAAAGCAGGTTCAATTTGTCTGACTTGGTAGTCCCCGCGGATATCGATTGGCTCGGCCTCCAGTACTACGGCTCCCCGGATATCAACACCGACCCGGCGTGGAATGCGGCATATCAGACGCTCCTCTCCAAGCGCTCGCGCCCCGACCAGATGGTGCTCCTGATCGTAGACGGGTGGTGGTCGCCGGATGTTCACGGAAAGGCCGGTATCAGTCCGGATGGTATGGCAGCAGTGGCGACCAGCTATGGGCGCTTCGCCATGGCGCACAAGGAAATCAGCGCCGCCGCAGTGTTCATCTGGCCGAACGTTTTCGGCCCTCCCGTTATGGCGAGCAGCGACTTGCCGCCAGTCGTCCGAGCCGCACAGGAAGCAGTCGGAAGAGCACTGACCGGCCGGTAGTCGGCGACTACTAGATATGGTGTGTCAAAAATCTGACACCACCCCCTATTGACGTTCCCGGGGTGCCGCGCGTAGTTTCGCGTTCCATGGCAGACGAAGCAGTCTCCACGGTCACCGCCGAACGGAAGCCCGCCCCTCGCACTGACACTGCTCCAGTCGCTCCGGACCCGCGCGACGAACAACTCAGACAGGCGAATGAGCGCATTGCTGCGGCAGAGAAGAAGTACGCCGACGACATGGGCCAGATCAGTGCCGCCCTCCAAGATCCGGAGACGATCAAGGCGCTTGCGGCCCGCGTCGGAGGCGGTGGAAAGCCCCCCGATGGTGCACCCGAGGAAGGTGACGATTCAGCGCTCATCGACCGGAAGGAACTGAAGCGCCACTTCGAGGATTTGAAAAAGAACCTCGCGGGCGTCCTGGTCGAGACCACAGGCCAATCGTCGAAGCAGATACGGCAAGCTCAGAAGGAGATCCTCCGGCCGAAGCTCCCGCATTTCGCCCGCTTCGAGAAGGAGATCGACGGGCTACTCGACAAGGTGGACCCGAGGCAAGCCGCTTCTCCGGAGACCATCCAGAACGTCTACAACTTGGTCGTCTCGCAGCACCAGACGGAGCTCCTGGCAGAGCGCGAGGCGGAGATTCGAAAGCAAATCGAAGACGAGTTCCGCGAGCGCGGCTGGACCCGGGACGAGATCAACGAGGAAGCGGCCGAGCGCGCCGAGGCGGAATTCGAGCCTGGCTTGAGTGGCGCTCCTTCGAAAGCTCCCGCGCGGCCCGGAGCGGCCCCGAGCGGAGACGCCTCCGTGACGCGGAGCAACAACCGGACGAGAGAAGCTGCCGCGCAATGGCGGGACCGGGACGAGAAGACCGCTGCTGGCCTATTCGGCATCACGTCGCCGGAGGAGTTCCGGAGATACTCCGATCCGAAGTGGCGTCCCGACATCTACGGCTTCGCCGGCAAGGAACGGATCTGAGATGGCGATCGACGTTACACAGGACGAGGCAGACAAGAGAGCCGCATCCGTCCGGAAGCAGCGGGAAGAGATCCTCTGCGAGAATCCGAATGCCGGCGAAGCCTTCGAGAGTCTCCAACTCGACCGGACGGCGATCGTCAATCCCCAGAAGGGCAAAGCCTACCACCTGGTCAACCGGGCGACGCAATCCGGGGCACGCATACAGGTGCTCAAGGGCCACGGCTACAAAGTGACGCCCGAGAACGACCCGGCGCAGCTTCTCTATGGAGCGAAGCAAGACGGCGGGCAGGTGCACGGCGATTTGATCCTCATGGAGACCGACCGGGCGAATTACGAGAAGCGCCGCAGCCGGAAGATGCGGCTCCACGACGCCCGGCTCGGAGTCGAGCGGGAGACCGCACGGGAGAACATGAACAAGATGCTCCGGGACTCCGGACACGCGCCCGCTCACAAAGACGCCACATTCGACGATTCAGGCGAACGCTAGGAGAGAGACATGGCAACAGTCGGCAAAGACCTGATGCTCTGGATTCGGTCGCAGGCGGATGCGTCGCCTACCACCATCGACTTCAAGGAAGCGGCCAGCCAGACCTTCAAGAAAGGCGAGCTGGTCTTCGTGGACGCGGACGGGTTCGTTTACGAGATCGCAGGCGACACGCCGACTACGATCATGGGCCTCGCCGAGCAGGACGCCCACAACGATACCGTCGCCGGCACGAGCACCGTCCAAGTGGCGCTCGCGAACGGGGTCAACATCTTCGAGGCGAACTGTCTCCAGACGACTCTCGGCGATCATGTTCTGGTGCAAGCCGACATCGGCACGTTCATGGGAATCCAGCGGGATACCCCGAATTCCCGGACGTACCTGAATGCCAGCGTCAAGAACGCGAACAGCCGCGTACTGACGCTCCGGATCGGACAGGCGTCCGCGCTCGGCGACACGAACGCGCGACTGCTTTTCATCTTCCACCCGAAGTTCACGCAGATGCAGTCCACCAGCTAGACCGCGAGGGAAGAAGACACTTAGGAGAAAAACATGGCAAGACTCCTTACCACCACAAACCCGGCACTTTACGCGCCGGGACTGCGCAAGGTCTACTTCTCGGCGGTCGCGGACATCCCGAAAGAGTTCCGCCAGTTCCTGAACGTCATCAACGGAGCGAACCCAGGCGGGCAGGCCGGCCGGAACTACTTCGATGACGAGCAGGTGGCTTCCCTCTCGACCTTCGTCCCGAAGCCCGAGGGCGACGCGATCCAGTACGACCGCATCCAGCAGGTGGGGAGCGTCCGGTATACCCCATTCACATTCGGCCTCGGTTGCCGCGTCACGATGGAGGCGATGGACGACGAGCTCTACGGCGTCATGGCGAAGCTCTCGAAAGAACTAGGCGCGGCGGGCGCGCACCAGGCGGAAGTACAAGGACACCGGCCCTTCAATTCCGGCTTCGGCACCACGGGAGGAACCGGATTCACCGCCGCCGGGTTCGATACGCTGGCTCTCTTCTCGACGGCTCATACGCTGAAGCGCGGCGGCACGGCGGCCAATCGGGCGACCACGGACGCCGATCTATCCGTCACGGCAATCGAGATCGCCACCGATCTCTTCGAGACGACTCCGAACGAGTCGAACATGCCCGCTCCCCGCTCTCCGGCGGTCCTGATTGTCAACCCGGCGCAGGTCTGGACGGCCAAGGAGATCGCCGAATCGCAGCTCAAGCCGTACACGGCCAACAACGAGATCAACCCGGTCAAGGGCACGTTCACCTACTTCATCGACCACTACCTGACCGACTCCGATTCTTGGTACCTGCTCGCCGAGAAGGACCGGCACGACATCAACGCCTGGATGCGGAAGCCGATCGACGTGGAATTCGATTCCGACTTCGACACGGGCGACCTCAAGATGAAGGGCGTCTTCCGAATGGCGGTCGGACACGGGGATTGGCGCGGAACATTTGGGTCTTTGGGCGCGTGATCGACCAACGCGCAGCCGAAGCTCTCCGGGACGAGGTGAAGAAGATGCGCCGCTACGGAAAGCCGAAGAAGCGACCGAAGCCGAAGAAGCGAAGGAACTGAACCATGCCCGATCGTGATGCATTGACCACCCCGAGCGATGGCGAGACCCGGTTCGGCTCGCAGGCTCCTGGCGTGCAAGGAACTCTCTATCAGGCATCCAAGGGCGCGGCAGGTAAGGGCTCCGTGCTCGCCCTCGATGGCATCAGCGCTGCAGGCGCTACGACCACCTGGTATTTCTTCGTCACCGCAGCCGGCGTTCTCCGCCGCGCCTCCACTTACCCGACCGATACCGAAACAGACGGGACGGCCGTCTAGGCAACCCGACATGACTGACGGACGCCCGGCAGTCGGTCTCGCGATGAAGGGTCGCCGATGAAGATTCTCGTCACCGGAGCGGGAGGTCTCATCGGCTCGACGTTCGCCGAGATGGCACACGAGCGCGGGCACCACGTCGTCGGGATAGATTCGGATCAGCGCGGCCGTTGGTTCGGGCATCAGGGGAGCGTGCACTGGAGAATCCGGGAGCTCGGCGAGCAGGGCATCACGGTCCTCCGCGATGATTTCCGCATCCGGCTGTCTGCCGTTCAGGGCAGAGACTTGATCGTCCACTGCGCCTCGCAGCCCTCCCACGACTACAGCCGCTCGCACGTCATCCAGGACAGCGAAGTCAACTACATGGGAACGGTCGAGCTGCTGGAAGCCACCCGGAAGCTCTCTCCGAAGGCGATTTTCGTCTTTCTCTCGACCAACAAGGTCTACGGAGACGCGATCAATAGCGCCGAGTTCACAATTCAGGGCGAGCGGATCGTTCCGACGGCTGCCGATGTCTACGAACACGGCCTCGGCGAGTCGTTCGATATCGACCAGTCACTCCATACGCCATTCGGAGTGTCGAAGCTCTCGGCCGATCTCATGGTGCAGGAGTACCGCCGGACGTTCGGCATGACGACGGTGAGCTTCCGCTGTGGCTGCTTGACGGGCAAGTCCGGCACGCCGGTCGAGCTGCAAGGCTTCCTCGGGTATCTCGTGAAGTGCGCCGTCTCCGGGAAGACTTACATGGTCTACGGACACGAGGGCTACCAGGTACGCGACAATATCGCGGCCGAGGACGTAGCTGACGCCATTCTTCGGTACGCCGCAGAGCCGAAGGGCGCGGTCTACAACCTGGGAGGCGGCCCGGAGAACGCGGTCAGCATCCGTGAAGCAGTGGCCTATCTCCGGCAGAAGGGCTTCGACTTCGAAGTGGATTGGAGCGGGCTAGCGAGGCTCGGAGATCATGCATGGTGGGTCACTGACACGCGCGCATTCGAGCGTGACTATCCCGGATGGACGCGAAAGAGCGTCTGGAGTGTCATAGATGAAATGGTCAGCCGCGAACTTGGTCGTAGAGAGGCTGAGACGCGATACACGGCTCTATCTGCCGGCGTTGTCCTCGCGTAGAGGCTTCTCGTCGTCGCGGGTGGAACACCTGCTAAACGGCCTCGTTCGCGAGATGCCGGCAGACGAGTGCTACCTCGAGATCGGCACGCTCGAGGGGCGCACGCTCGATAGCGCCTCAGTCGAGAACCCGACGAAGCGGCTCGTCGGCGTGGACCCGTGCCTGAAATACGACACGCACCCCGATGCGTTCTTTCCGAACGTGCATTTCATGGCGAAGCGCTGGCAGGACCTCCGCCGCGAGGATTTTACGTTCTCGGTTGGAGTCTTATTTTACGACGGCGACCATTCTGCGGGCGAGACGCATCACTTCATGAACTTCATCTTGCCGTTTCTCGCGAAGGAAGCGGTGCTCGTCTTGGACGACTGGGATCGGGAGAGCGTCCGTGACGGCGCGTACATGTGTGGCGATTACGGCGAAGTCGGCTGGCGACTTCTCCGCGAGATGCCCGAGTACACAGACGGACTCACGACTGCGCCTCATCATTTCGGTTACACGTTCGGCGTCGCTCTTTGGGGATATCGGCGATGACCCATCTGGATGCCATCCGGCAAGACTATGCCCCTGAGTCCATCATGGAGTTCGGAAGCGGCGAGGGTGTCACGCACAAGGTGCTCCATCCGAAGCGTTACTTCGGTGTCGATATCGCTCCGCGATGGCTGCCTCACGCTGGCGAAGTGATCGAGCGGGACGTGTTCTCGCTCCGGCCAAGCGAGCTGCCGCCGGGACCTTGGGATCTCGTCTACTGCGATGCGCACGATGGAGTGGATTCGCCTATCCTCTACGAGATCACCGAGCAGCAGGTGAAGCTCGCTCTGGCCGTATCGTCCCGGTTGATCGGCGTGGATGACTGCTGGGTGCCGAAGATCGCGCGGGCAGCAGTGGATTTCCTCGGTGAACCGATCAGACGTTACGAGATGCCCACGAATTCGTGGATATGGGAGCGTCGAGGACTGGTCTGATGGATCTTGTGACTTCCTCATATCCCTGGGAAGACCCATCCGCGCCTTCGCACGTCCGCAGCCGACAGCGCGTGTGGAACCTTTCCGGGCCGGTAATCCGGATCGACCTCCCGAAGCGGCGCCCCGCCGTGGAGCTCCCGCGCGCTCTCCAGGGACTCAGCTACGGCGCAGTCATCATGTCGCACAACGGACACTCGAATGGGCGGCTCTCGGTACTTCTGTCGTCGCTTCCGGAGAATCTCCCCGTGGTCGTGTCGTCCGACGCGATCGATGAGAACGAAGTCGTACTCGATCGGACAGTCGCGGAGTTTCACGGGGCAGATTTCTCGCATTCGACCCCGTGGAGCGGGCGAGCCGGGAATGCCATTCACTGCATGGCCTGCACGAACTGGGCGTACACGCTCTTTCTGAATGACGACGTGTGGCTCGCGCCCGAGACGACGATAGACGCTCTCCGCTGGGCGTACATCTATCGTGTGGCGGGAATCCCGCTGGCTTCTCTCGCGATTCCCGGCTGGGAGACGTACCGCGAGCATCCTCAGTGGGGCTTCGAGTCGTGGCAACAGTGTCTCGACGAGCCGTGGCGCTTCGAGGCGGTGCCTCCGAATCCGGCGTTCTTGAAAGCTCCCTGCCTCTACAAGAACCCGTTCGGGGCGGCGATGCTCATCATGCGAGACGCCTACGACGATCTCGGCGGATTCGACCCGCGCTATTGGGCTCAGGACGACGTGTGGAACCACAAAGTCTGGCTCTCCGGTAAGTACGTGAACGCCGCGTATCCGGGGCGAGGCTATTTGCACCTCGGCGCTCAGTCGAATCACTTCGGGGAGACGCCGAAGTACATCGGCGAATTCAAGGACGCGACAGGTATGACGGCGGAAGAGAGCGGGAAGCTCCAGGTGGAGTCCATCTACCGATGGAAGGAACGGCTCGGGTCCGTGTTTCTGCGGCTCGGCGGGACGGAGGCCGTATGAAACTGATCCTCCCGGCCGGCATTGGCGACGTCGAATGGGTGATCGCGCGCCTGTGGTCCGTTCTCGATGAGATCGAATCCGTAGGCATCATAGACGGCGCACCTCGGCGCACCGTGCCCTATGTCGAAGCTCTCGGGCTCAAGGGCTACTATTCCGAGATCGACCAGTACCAGCTCCTCCTGACGTTCGAGCACGCGCAGAGGATCGACTGGAAATCCGAACCCACCTGGGAGCGTATCAAGTCGCTCGGGACGGACTACGTTCTTCTGGAGGCGAACCAGCACCTCGAGCACGGCCGGCCGCTCGCCGAATGGCTCCCTGATCTTCCCGAGCCGCAGTATCACCACGACTACATCATCTCGGACGAGGACCATTACCGAGCCGCCGAGGTGACGGTGAAAGCCATCTGCGGCGATGCGCGCTCGAAGGGCCACCCGATGGAGGATGGTCCTGTGGTCGGCATCTCGTGCGCTTCCTACAAGGGCGCGGATGCCTGGGATACCTGGCGGCGGGAACAATGGGTGGACTTCTTGAAGCGCGTCATGGCGATCGGTTGGCGGCCGCTCATGGTCGGCGGCGGCTGGGACGATCTCACGTACTCCGTCGCGTGTGATCTCGACCTTCCCTACACGGTCGGGAAGACGAGCGTCCCGCAGATGATCGAGCAGATGGCGCTTCTCGATTCGTACATCGGCTTCTCGTCCGGAATGAACGTCATTCGCTGCGTGCACAACAAGCCCGCAATGGCGCTCTGGCCCTGCAATCCCCGTTGCGACCAGAAAGAGCTCTCGACGGCCTGGGCTCCGCCGAAGATGCTCGAGGACGAGCGCTACGTGGCGATGAGTTGGCTACCTGTGGATGACGTGTGGCCCGTGGCGAAGGCGTTTCTCCGGCGCTGCGAGAGGGAGATCGTCAAGTCGAATGGGAAGGGAGCGGAAGATGCCGTTCACGATGAAGGAACGTAAGATCCTCCGCAGCATGAAAAAATCGTATGGGGCCAAAAAAGGCAAGTCGGTCTTCTATGCGTCGATCAACAAGGGGAAATTCGGAAGGGCATCGAAGGCGCGACATAAGCGCAGAGGCAAACGGAAGAAGTGAGCTGGTATCGGAATAAGTGGCCTGTTGCGGGCGAGGCGTGGGCGCGCTGTCAGACTTGCGGCCAGAACCGCCCGGCGAGCCTCGTGTGGCTCCATCCCCGGTTCGGGTGGCAATGTTTCAAATGCTGGGATGCGGGGCCGCAACGCGACGAGTACATGCAGCCGATCTTTCCCTACGAAGGCACCCGGAAGACTCCCGCGCCGCTCACCAATACGGCTACGGAAGGGCTCTCGTCCACTGATGCCGTGCTGACGCTCCGCGACCGAGCGACCGGAACGCTCTACGATCTCACCTTCGGCGCGTTCATCGAGTTCAACACGCCGTCCACGAGCGGCAACCCGTCTCTGAACGGCCTCATCATCTCGGGCGGCTGGGTGATCTACATTCAAGACGGGCAGATGCAATTCGATCAGAACCTTGCGTTTGCGAATCTCGCCAACTGGACGAAGCCCGATGCGCTCTGGATCTCGGACGGGCAACTCAATTACGAGCAATTCGTCGCTCCGGTGATCCCCCCATAGGAGTAAAGAATGGCCGCTAGAATCCCTCTCGCCAAGAGCCTTGCCGCAGGAGCCAACGGAGCGTCCAAGCACGTCCGGATAGCGGACCCGCCGTTCCTCTTCGTCACCAATTCCGGCTGGACCGGCACGGTGGCAATCCAGCACTCCGCCAGCACGTTTCCGCCCCCAGCGCAGTCCGGGCAGGGAGACGGCGTATCGGACGCGGATGCGGATTGGGACACGATCGTAACTCTGAACCCGTCCGATGAGGCGGACTGGCCGAGTCCGCTCTATCGCGTGCGCGTCAACGGCACGGGCATCCTGACCGGCACGCCGAACGTGTACATGCTGGAGAACATCCGCCGGACGAAGAAGAAGGACCGATGAAAAGAATCCCGCTCCTAGTCTGGCTACTCATCCTGACGCTGGTCGGCTCGGCGCTGGCCGTGAAGTTGATCGACGACACGAACGATCAGACGGTCGGGGGAAAGAAGACTTTCCTCGCGGCTATCGCCGGCTCGCTCACGCTGGCGCAGCTCTCGGCGACCGCGACCAACGGAACGATCAACTACTGCTCGGATTGCGTGCTCGGATCGAATCCATGCAGCGGCGGCGGTTCGGGAGCGTTCGCGGTCAGAGCTGGTGGAGCGTGGGTGTGCGCGTCGGTCGGCTCCGGTTCCGGACTCCCGCCTTTTGCCGACAACACGGCTCTGGTGAAGGATTCCGCCGATCCGACGAAGCAGCTCATCCTCGACGCCGGAACGATCGGCACCGGCACGACTCGGACCGCCACGTTCCCTGACCGAAACGGTACGGTCGCCATGACCGCCGGAGCGCTGACGAGCGGCAATCTCGCCAAGTACGACGCTTCGGGGAATCTCGTGGACGACGGAATTGCCATCGCGTCGCTCTCGGGCAACACGACCAAGGCGGCTACCGTCTCGGGGAGCCTCACGAACGGCAACTTCGTGAAGGCAGATATCAACGGCAATCTGATCGACGGCGGCTCAGGAGCGGGCTCTGTCGCGAGCGGCACGACCGCGATCACCGGAGGCACCGACAAGGCCCTGCTTTTCAATGATGCTTCCGTAGTGAACGGGAACGATGCCAACATCACTTGGGACAAGACGCTCCAGGCCCTGAACGTCGGCGGCTCAAATTCCGGCGTTACGAACTCGATCACCGTCGAGAACACGAACGCGGCAGCGGCGAGCGATGCGAAGGTGGTCGTGGCCTCGGACCGGGCGGCGGGACTGGCTGCGAACGTATACACGGCCAACGCAGGAGGCAACGCCTACTCGATCGGAATCGACGGAGGCACGAGCGGTCTTCCGCTGACCATCGGGGCGAGTGCGACTCCGTTCGGATCCCCGATCTTCCGTATGACTAGCGGAGGAGCGCAGCGAGCAGCCACGGGTAGCGCGGGAACGCCGAGCCGAAGTTGGCTCAGCGATACGAATACGGGTTGGTTCAGCTTGGGAAGCGGCGGTGAGGCGTGGTCGGGCTCGGGTGTGCAGAAGTTCACGCTCGATGGCACTGGGGCCAAATTCTCCGCCTCACGTAGTGGAAATTCCGTGCTCAACCGGGCGGAAAATACTTCCAACACCGCAGGCAGCGATGCCGTCTTCGAGATGATAAATGGCGGCAGCCTGGGCGGGGATATGTACTCCCGGTATAAGTTCGGCGGTCTTAGTTCTAACAACTTCGCTACCGGCATCCGCAATTCCGGAACGATTGCCTACAAGGTCTGCCGCAATTCCAGTGGCGATCTGGCGTCCGGCTGTGACTTATCTGTGAATGCCAATGATATCGTCAACGTAGACTCGGGGAAGTTCGGCATCACGGCGACCACGTTCGCGAGTCTTGGATCTGCCGACAATGGCGAGCAGCGGTTTTGCAGTGATTGTCTTCCGGTCAATCCCTGCGCGAGTGGCGGTAATGGAGCCATGGCGTTTCGTATCAACGGCTCCTGGAATTGTTCACCCGCTGGGAACAGTCTATTTATCAACGTAAAGGACTATGGCGCCACGGGGGATGGCATCACCGATGATACCTCGCCGATTAGTAATGCATTGGCGAGCGCCGCAGAGGGAAGTACGGTGTTCTTCCCGCGAGGCACCTATAAGTTGGCGACGTTGACAGTGACCAAGGCGGTGCATCTACTCGGTGAGGGATGGCAGAACGATCCAGCGATAGTGGGGACGATTCTGCAAAGCACCGCTACATCCGGAACGGCAATCACAATTTTGACTACAGGCACGAGTGCTCATAAATCATCCATTAGTCACTTGGCGATTGTAGGTCCTAATAGCGGTACCGCTACCGGCATCGCTATGGGGTCGGCAACGACGTTTGTCACAAGCGCTTATTGGGCGGACGTATTTGTGGGTCGCTTTGGAACTCAAGTAGTGCTCACGAATGTCCAAGACTCGTCTTTCTACTCTCTTCGAGTTCAGGAAGGTGCAACAGGGCTAAAGCTCTTAGGGTCCACAAACCAGAATGTTTTCGTGGGCCTCTACACGGGAATCACGACCGCTCAGGCAATCCAAATAGGTACATCATCCGCTGGTACTGATGCGAGCATGAATTCCTTTTTGGGTGGCCTAGTTCAGAATAACACTGGAGGCGGTGTTCTCATCCAAAACGGGAGTTACAATGCTTTTGAACACTTCTGGTTTGAGAACGGAAGCGCCACTCTTCCTGCATTCAAGATAGACGCTACGACAGGATCGACCGTTGTTGCAGGAACGGTTCTCTTTCGGTCAAACTTCAACACTTCGGCAGATACTGTAGTAATCGACACACCAAACAATGGCAGCGGTCGTGTGTGGGCAGTAGAGAATCGCTTTACAGGGAATGTGTCGTTGGTAACCTTCGCACCGCGCTGCTTCTTTTCGCGTAATACCTATGGCGGCACATTTACAGATAGCGGCGGCGGCAGCGGCCTGATGCGCTTGAGCGACGAGAGTGTCACGAGCTTCAAAGAGGATCTTCTATTCGGAGCAGATAACACCAATGACATTGGTGCTTCCGGCGCAACCCGTCCCCGCACGGGCTATTTTGGAACTTCGGTGGTGAGTCCAGGAGCAACACTGTCCTCCATTGGTTCTGTCGGTGGAGTGCCCACGGGACAGACCATCGCGGCGGGGAACACAGTCACGGCAGACGGCTGCGGGGGCGTGAAGCGGGTCTCATCGGCTGGGGCCGTCACGACGGATACAACCAACACCTTCACGGCTCCGGCGGCGGCTAACGCTGGATGCGTCATGCGAGTCTGCAACACGGCCGCGAACGCGATCACGCTCGATGCCAATGCCAACTTCAAGACGAGCGGCGGCGTGGACGTGGTGCTGACGGATGCCGATGATTGCGTTCCCGTCGGCTCCGATGGGGTCGTCTGGCGGCAGATGGGCGCCGTCATGTCGAACAGCTAGGACGAGCGATGATCGAATCCTACCCGAAGCCTCCGAAGCGAACGATCAAGGACGCCATGCCGAATGTCGAGTATGCGGCGGAGGAGATCGTCCGGAGCTCGCCGAAGTTCCAGAAGGAAGCCCGCCGGGTCGCCAAGGAGATGATGCGGGCGGCCAAGAACACGCTTCACGACCACGCCGAATCTCCCGGCGACGAAGCCGCCGAGCAAGTTCGAGAGAAGGGCCTCGGCAGCCACGCCGCGATGCTCTCGGCGATGGTCAGGAAGAAGAAGCGGAAGCTCAGGAGCAAGCGCCGAAAGGCTCTCTCGGGAAAGCTCGTCAGCGAAATCCAGCGCCGGCAATCCATCGCCGCGATGGGAGACGAGGAGTAGCATGGCCGCCTCTCACCCGGTGGCGCTCGGGCTCGTGGCCGGAGAAACCGGCCCTGCAAGGCTCATCCGGACGGAGTACCCGCCCTACAAGTTCTCGGCGGTCGGAGACTACACAGGCGGCCCGATTCTCATCCAGCACTCCCCGGACGCTGGGCTCCCGCAGAAGTCTGCCGGTCGCTGGATCACGCTCGGGTCGATCGGACCGGGCGGTGGCGATCTCGACATCCTGATGCCAGTGCAGAACGTGCGGGCGGTCGGGCAGCACACGAGCGGAACGGCCGACGTGTACTTCATGGCAGTAGGAATCATCTAGTGTGGGCCAGTACCTGCCAGACATCTACGCGGGGACGCCGAACGCGAAGTATCGCTCGACCACGCTCACGAGCGGGTCGCTCGCCGTTACCGGACTCATCAAGTCCATTCGCCTGTTCGCCTCGGGAGCGGACGCGACTTGTCATCTCTCGGGGGATCTCCAGGCGGCTCTCTCCGGCGATACGATCCAGCTCCGGAGCGGCACAGGAGCGGATCTCAATTTCGGCTACCGGCTTCAGAACGTCACGATCACGTGGCTCTCCGGAACGATCGACGTGATCGTGCTCTACGTGACGCCCACGGCTTGAGATGCCTACGCGAATACAGACGATCGGCGGTAGCGGAGGCACCAGCCCGCCGGGGGATTGCCCGCCAACGGCCATCTTCGGTCCCGATACGGTCGAGATGAGCGATAAGCCGGCTCCGACGATCACGCTTCCCGAGCAGCTTGACTTCTCAGACGGCTTCGGTCCCGCGACGCTTGCGTTCGGCGAGCAAGCGAACATGAGCGATGCTCTCCTGGCTGAACTGTCGCCCGTCTTTGCGGAACAGATCGAGGCCCGCGACGCGCTCGCACTGAACCCACTCACGCTGATCGAGCAAGTCGAGTTTAGCGACTTCTACGGCCCCCACACGCTCAAGTTTCCCGAAACGGTGAATCTGAGCGATCAACTCGGGAGCGAGACGATCACGTTGCCCGAGAGCGTGAACATGAGTGACCGGCTCTTTGCGCAAGTCACAAACATGGAGTGCTCCGGCGACAATTGGACGGATGCTCTCGATCCGAACACGAATCACGGAACCGATGCGACGCTACTCGTGAAAGAAGACACGGACGCGGTGAACAACAACAAGCGTCGAGGATGGATCAAGTGGCGGACGGTAGATCTCGGGGATTTCGAGCCGAACACGGGCGTACCGGGACTCAACTTTATCCGCCTGCAAATCGCGAGTAGCGACGCATTAGCCGCACAGACGCTCACTGTGCGCTTGCAACGCTCTGCCGCTGACCCTTTCGATGAGGCAGCCCAAACTTGGAACAATCAGGCAGACGGCACGGTGATGCAAACGGAAACTAAATCTATCGCTGCTGGCGGCGGCTTCGCCGAGTATCTTTTCGGTGCTGCACTCACTTCTACGGATTGGAACAACTTTCTCGGTCAGTGGTTGGTCGCTCGTCTCGACAACGACGGCGGGGCAATCAATCTGACCACGTTCACCATTAAATCTCAGGAAGACGCAACAGCAGCTAACAGACCGAAGATCAACTTGAACATCAGGAGAGACCCGTGATGCAAAGTATTCCCCTCTCTTTCTCCGACGCTATCCACGTTTCCGGTCGGCTCTTGATACACGCATGGGTCGAGAAGCCCGAAAATGCGGTCGTGCTCGGCCTCGACTATCTCGAACTTCCCGGTGCACGAGACGCACGGAAGCTCCTCAAGTCCTTCGAGAAGCAAGGCTATGTCTTCGATCGACCCGTGCGCGGGAAGCTCATCCGGGGCTTCCGGCGAAACGCCTTCGTCAATCAGGGTCTCAACAACCTGCTTGACCGGGCAGCGGCCATTGGTGGTGCGGGCTGGACTCACATCATGCTTTCCTCCGATAACACCGCCGTCACCGCGTCCACGACGACGATGGGCGGGACGATCAGCGCCAAGGCGATCTCTCCCGCGACCACTCGCTCAAACCAGACAACCACGAGCGGTGCGAGCTGGACGCAGGCGGACTCTCCCGGTCCCGCGACATTCTCTGTCCGGAAGATCGGAATCTCGATCGGCGCAACGGACGTGGCGGGAAACATCCAAGACATCATCGGCGGCGCTGGCGTGTCGCCATATAACAAGCCGTTCACGATCGACTTTCAAACGGTCGGGAACTTCACCGCGGTCCTTCAGGTGCAGGTAACCGCAGCGGCGGTATGATCGAACCGCTGATACGCATACCCAGGCCTCGTAAAGGCAAAACCATGGTGAGGTGGACGGTCGAAATCATTTGCGGCGATGCTGTCGAATACGCAGCGGCCAAGACGTGGGCTGAGCAGAACGCTTCTCCGTTCAAAGGCGAGCCGGCGACGAGGGAGATCAACGACGCGCAACAGAAGATCGTCTACGTCATCGAGAAGAACGGCTACGATGCGGCGTTCTGGGTGAGTCACACAGTATGAGTGCGTAGATGGACAGTTTCAACAATAGTCGCTGGTGGCAGTCGTGGTTCTCTCCCGCCTCGGTGATGCTGGCGATCACGGTCGTCGGCATCATCTGGGCGACGTCTGGGCGAATGACGAGCCTGGAGGCGTCGAGAGACGCGGATCGTAGGGATGTTACCGGACTCTCCGCGCGGGTCGGGGCACTCGAATCGTCGATCGTTACCAAGGAATGGCTATCGAGGGAGATCAGCTACCAGCGCGAAACCTACGCCTCGAAGGCGAGCGTAGACCTGATCTCGCAGAGACTCGAAGAATTTCAACGGCAGCTGAATACGATCGACGCCGGGGTGAAGGCGCTCGCGACGGACCGGAGAGCGCGATGAGTCGCGTAGTGCTTGTCTTCTCGCTTCTCGCCTGCGGCTGTATCCCGCCGGGACAGAGGATCATCGTCGCCCCCTGCTGCTGTCCGCTACCAGAGGCCCGGATCGAGGGTGCGGTGGCGAAGGAAAACAAGGTCCTCAAGAAAGAGGCGGTCCGGCAGCTCCAGAAGGAGGTCAGTAAGGCGAAGGAGCAGGTCGATCAGATCAAGGACGCGGCCGAGAAATCTGCTGGCAAGGAAACACAGGATGACTGACTTCGAGATCGCCGTGAACTTCACTCTCCAAAAGGAAGGCGGTTATCACAAAGATCCACTCGACCCTGGCGGCGAGACGAACTTCGGAATCTCCAAGCGCTACAACCCCGAGGTGGACATCAAGAACCTCACGCGCGCGAAGGCTATCGAAATCTATCGGCGGAAGTACTGGCAAGCGACCGGCTGCGACGATCTCGAGTTTCCCATGAACGTGCTCTATTTCGAGTGTTGTGTGAACCCTGGCGTTGGCCACGCTCAGAGGTTCCGCACACTCGCAAAGAACCCCCATCACTTCCTTCTTCTCCGCATGGCGCACTACGTCGAGCGGGCCGCGAAGTCGCGGATCGTTCGTCGCGATCTCTACGGGCTCGAAAAACGTTCGGTGGACTTGGTGAAACTGGTGTTCGCCTAAAGGAGACGTACATGGAAACGAAGCGCAGTCGGTTCTGGTCCGCGGTAGTGTTCGTACTGGCATTCTTGGCAATCGCGGCGATGCTGCCGGGGTGCGGCGGAGGCGGAGGTGGAGATGGTAAACCCCGCGCGATGGATACGAACGGCGACGGGAAAGCCGATGCGGTAGACTTCGACGGCGACGGGAAGCCGGATGCTTCGTGCGAGGCCAACGGCGGCGACGCCAACGCCGACAATGGCTCGACTGCCAACGGCGGCGACGGCGGCGAGTGCAACTTCTTCTTCGGCGGCGACGGCTCCGGTGGCGGCGGTTCTGGCGGCAATCAAGGGTCGAACCAGGACAACAGCGAGGACAACTCGACGACGGAAAGTCCTCCCGCTGGAGATGAGTGACCGAGGGCCATACGCCAAGCAACCGTCGATAGTACGAGTGAACCTCGGAAAGCTCTGGCAAGTCTTGAAGCGACTGTTCAGAAAAAAGGACAAGTAAATGCTCACATGGGAACCGATCGGCGACAACTGAGCCTCACGAAAGTACCGGGCGCGATTGCTGATCCCATCGTCGGCCGGCACTTCGAGAACTGGCGGCGGGATCTCGTCCTCCAGCTCCCGCAGATCATCGAGGAAGCGGTGTCGGCGGCGAACGTGATGACGGCCGTGGGACTCCGGAAGAACGCTAGTTTTGTCCAGTCAGGTGTTCCTACCGATCTTTCTTGGGAGATCACCGACTACAACAACGGCGGGACGACCATGTTCAACCCGGCGCTGTCCGATCGGCTGATCGCTCCGGAGAACGGCCTCTATCATGTCTATGCTTCCGTCGAATGGGAATTCGGCGCGGCGGGCACACGGAGCTTGCAGATAATCGAGAATGCGGCGAATACTGCTCTCGTCATTGCCGAAGGGCCGCCCTGCCAACCGAATCCGCCGCTCTCGTTTCCCTTCACGAGTTGTGTCGCCTCTCGGCATCTCGTCATGGTCGCGGGCGACTACGTGCGTTGCCGTGTCTTTCAGAATTCCGGGGCGATTCTACAACTCATGCCGTCGTCGCAGGCCCCGATCTTCGGCTTGACCCGCCTCTCTGGCTTCCCATGATTACCGAGCGCCTACCTGTACCGATCGGCGGCTACGATGGCCGGGACGCTTTCACGATTGCTCAGAACGCAACACCGGGACTCCGGAACGTCCGCACCTTCCGGAACTTCGTCGCCAAGGCACCGGGCAGGACGGTCCTCGGAAACGGCATCCTGCTCGCCGCCGGCCAGAAGGTCCGAAACATCTTCCAGTACGACATGGGCCTCACGTCGCCGAACCTGCGGCGCGTCGGCGTCTGGTCGAACAATTTCTTCGTGATCGAAGATCCGCTGACGGGCGTCTATTCGACGGTTCAGAACTTCGCCAATTCCAGTACGACGCGGAGATTCGGAATCGCCAACACGCTCGGCGTGGTAGCCTATTCGGAAGGCCGGGAACTGAACATCCAGGGTTACGACGGCGTGACCGCGAGCGACCTCATCACGTCCGGCCAGAATCACGCTGCGAAATGGCTGCTCGGCTTCGCAAATCGGATCATCTCGCTTAGGCCCTACTACGACAATCTCGACCACTACGTGGAGATCCGCTGGTCCGTGAATGGCAATCCGCACGACTGGGCGGGAGACGGCTCGGGCGTACTTGCCATCCAGGAAACCAGCATGGCTCCCCTGCAAGGCGGGTTCGTTCTGAACGACCGCTGCTATCTCGGGAAATATTACGAGATCCTCGAGCTCGTCTCGACGGGCAACATCGACGAGCCGTTCGTCGCGGTCTCCCGGGTCAAGGGAACAGGCATTGCGGCGGGCTACTCGGTCTCGACGGGAGATCAATTCACGTTCTGGGTAGGCGCGGATAACGTCTACATGTACGACGGAGCGAATCTCTCCCCGGTGGGCGACAAGGTATTCCACCAGATCGCACCGCTGATCGCACAGTCCGCGAACGATTCCGGGAACGATGGTGCGAATTCGATCGACGATATCCAGGGGCAGGTCTACAACGAGCTATCCGAGTATCATATTCTTTTTCCGAACGCGCAGCTCGAGTACATCTACGACTACAAGCGGGACCGCTGGTTCATCGACACGGCGACCAACACCGACTCGATCGGCAGCGGCACGCTATCCGGCACGGGCGTTTCCACTCTCCGGAAGCAATACCTGATCTACGCCGATCGGTCCGGCTCGAATGTCCGGGTGATGCTCGCCGATCCGAACGTCGGGAGCTACCTCGACGGTATCCACAACTGCTACGTCACGATCAAGGAGCGCATCCCGCGCCGGCAGTCTCGCCAGGCGTTCCAGCCTCCCACCGAGAGCCTGGAGTGGGTGAACGAGCTTCTGGTGGTCCGGTTCCAGACGCTGGCCGCCTACACGACCATCGTCAGCGTATCGACTGACGGCGGAGCGACCTTCCCGAACAGCCAGACGCTTAGCCCGATCGCCGGGAGCGGCAACGTGCAGAGAACGGCGTGGTTCCAGATCGCGTTTGCCGATTCGCTGATGCTCAAGTTCGAGAACAACACCACGGATTTCTGGGGCATTCAGAACGTGATCGAGGTTGGTTACGAGGAGATCGGAGCCCGGACGACGTGAGCGACTGAGACCTTTTCATCGCCATACCACGGATAGTATATGGAACACATGACGCCCCTAGTCCTAGTAGTCACTAGATAGGAGACCTGCCATGTTCAGCGGAATCGCAGCCGTTCTCGGCTCGAAACTCATTATCGCCTTCGTGACGCCGCTGCTTCTCTACTTCGCCGTGAAAGCGGCCGACAAGATCGGAGTCATGGTGCCGAGCGAGCTTCTCCCGATCTTCGCCGCGGCGCTCGGGGCAACGGTAGATCAGGTACAGGCGATGTCCGGCGCTCCCTGCCCGGCGGATATGACTGCGGCAGCGTGTACGGGCCTCAGTACGCTTCTCGGGCTCGCCGGCACGGGACTACACCAGATGGTCCGGCAACTCCGGGACGCCAAGAGGCAAGGAGGGTTCACGCCCCCGGTCGCGCAGTCCTAGCGAAACGCTGATAGCAATGCCCTCAATCTATACAGCTCAGCAGATAGTGACCGAGTTGGTGCTTCGACTCGGGAACCGGACTGATCTCGGCCCCACAGTGCCGAGCGGCTCGGGGCGTATAGCCAACTTCCTGAATACCGCCCAGCTCCTTCTCGCCACATCACCCATGGCGATGGAGACATTGGACGTGAGTGGGGCCACACTGGCGACGGTTGCCGGTACGGCAGTCTATAATCTGACCGCTGCCCCCACATCGCTCACCGACATTCTCGGCATCATGTCCATGCGGAACAACACGAGCGGGAACCGGCTGCGGAAGTTCCCCTGGCAGGAATTTCGGTCACTGAATCAGCAAGCATCCGGGCCGCCGCTCCGCTGGGCTAGGTGGGGAAACTTCGTCGCTTTCGACCCGCAACCGGACGCCGTGAACACGATCCTGATTGATTACCGCCGTGAGCCGGCTTTGGGCGTCATAGAAGTGCCGAACCGCTACCAAGAGACGCTACTCGACATGGCGGAGTTCATCGGCTGGAAGGCTCTCCAACAATTCGACAAGTCGCAGGTGGTCTATCGGGCCATGCCGGCGATCACACAGTTCATAGTCCAGAACCCCATGGACCGCGACCAATTCGAGGCGCAGTGGGACCAGGATCTCGCGATCAGACCGATTGGCTTCGACGCGCTGAACACAATGCATCCGTGAAGTATGCCGGGCAAATTACAGGATGATCTTGTGGCGTTACTTCAAGCCCTCATGCCAGCGCAGCGGGTTCTTCCTGGTCTCTACAACCCCACGGGGATCAGCTTCGAACAACCCGGTGGAGATGTGTCCACGGAACTCAACATGATCTTCGGCGGTGGCGACGAGCCTTACCGTCTGCTTCCGACTCTCGTTCCGGGGCAACGTGGTATCGAGTCTATCCTAGGCGGAAAAAGCAAGCTGACCCCGGAGCAGCTAGCAATCATTCTCCACTACGCGAAAGGGCGCGCTTCGGAGGTGCCGACATTTCGCACGCTGGATGAGGCGAAGAATTATGAGCGCCGTCGCCACATCGGGCTAGAACGCGGATATCTGCCTTCGTCGAAAGAGGATGTACTGAAGAGCTTGTATCAGCTGCTCGGAGTTCTCCATGAGTGACGCCAGGTTTCACGTGAAACGGATCGTAGACGGCCTCCGCTTCGAAGCAACGGACGGCTGGGTGGATCTCACCATCGACGGCGAGGGACGGGGCGAGATTCACGCCGGGACGTTCAACGGCACTACTGCGCCGATCTTCGGTGGGCGCGTCTGGAAGCTACTCAAGGACACCATGCCGGAGCTTGGGTTGAAGGTCGTGTCGGCGGAGTTTCTCGCGGACCCGTTCATGGAGGAGATTTACGTCTGTGCGGGATTCCAACGGGAAGGTGTGCGGCGTGGTGCCGGGCCGGAACTCAAGGATCTCGTCGGGTACAGCATTCTCGACTCGGAAGTCCGGTACGAAGTGAGCGAGCCGGCCGAGTCTCAGGAGGCAGCGAATGCCGAATCTATTTCAGCCAAGTGATGCCAAGGGAACGATTCAGGGCGGTCCGTCGCAGGCCATCATCGCGCTTCTGACGGCGATTCTGGACGCCGCAGGCGCTCAGCCGAAACCAACTTTCAAGGGATTCGTCGGCGGCGCTCGGATGCCGCAGATTCCACCCGGGCTCGGAACCATGCTTCGCGGCCTCGGCCCGAACGCTTTCCGTTCGACCAAGACGATCTCGCAACGGCCTTCCGCTCCGGGTGCCATCTCGGATATCGCTTCCGTGCTCGGGTTGCTTGCGCTTCTGGGCGGAAGTCGAGGCGGTGCACTCGGCAGCGTCGAGAAGGGCATCGGCGGAGCCAAGAGCCTCTGGGATCTTCTCGCGGGAACAGCGGGCGGCGGTGATGTCGGAGCCGATGCTTTCTTGAACGACCCGGCGCTACTTAATCTGCTCTCGGACCCAAATGCCATGAATCTTGAAAGTGCGGGCGGGCCGGCGAGCACGCAGGATTGGAGTCTTTACGATCTCTTTAGCTGATGCCTGACGCGACGACAGATCCAGGTAAACTCTTCGGAGCCTTGGTCGAGAGATTCGGCCTGGGGACGGCGCTCTCGCTTCTCCGGCTGCTCGATCCGTCCGGGTCCACGATCTCGAAGGCTTTCGCCGGAGCGCGGCTCGGTGGCACGGGCCTTCGCGTCGCAGGCGGGCTCGGCGGTTACCCAGGACTGGCGACACTCGGTAAGAACGTCGGCACGGCGCTCGGTCTAGCTGGCACCGGATACGACGTCTACCAGACGGCCACCAATCCGAGGCTCTCGACGGCTCAAAAGGGCGGTCATGCGGCGCTATCACTCGCCGATCTCCTGACTTCGCTCTACGTGGCCCCACCCTTTGGAGCACTCGGCGTTGCTGGGAAAGCACTCAATCAGGCTCTCGCCAGATCCAGTAGCCCACAGATCAGCGGTGCAGCGAAGGGAGCTTCTTCGCCCGCCCTCCCTGTGGAAGCCCTACTTGATGTACTTGGGGGAGATCGCAGTCCAAAAGGAGCGATCAAACACGCCGCGCGGCGATTCGGTGAGAATCCCTTCCGCTCCGTCGTCGGAACACTTGACCCGGTGAGCGGGGCGATCTTCGGCGCGCTCGGCATCGGGGAGCACAAACCGACTGAGGGAACGCAATTCCGAAAGGGCCTCCAGCAAGGTCTCAGTGGCACGGGCTTGAAGCTCGACTACAGCAAGTACAACGCTCCGGCAGGCGGATACGAGAGCTTCGACCCGAAGCATGTCGCGGCGGCAAAAGAGCTCGGCACGCTTCTCACCGCAGGACGGAAGAACAAGCCGGAAGCCTATGGCCTACAAGCGGCGAATATCTTCTTGCAGAGCCTTCCCGGTCCACAGATCCAGTCGATTCTCGACTACTACCGCCAGAGATTGGCCGCGTGATATAGGAGCTTACAATGGCAGCAGGTTGGCAAATCGGTCCCGATGGAACTCTCCAGTGGATGGGGGAGGGTGATTGGCCGTTCGTGCCTGGTGGCGAGCAGGCCGGCCTCAAGAAGAAGATCAAGCAAGGCGGCGGCTTCTACGGCGGCCCGGATTTCATGGGCGGCGGCGGTGCTGGACCGGCTTCCGTAACGCCACTCAGCGAGCTCGGCGATCTATTCTCGATGGGGGGTATGGAAGGCGGCACAGTGAGCGCCCCGATCGGACCGCAGCAGGGGGCTTTGAACGATCTCTTCATGACGCTCCTCGGTGGCGCGGGCGCTGGCTCCTCTCCGCTGGCGGGGCTTCTCTGGGGACACGCATCCGGCGAGGGGGCTCCGAACCCGCTCATGGATTTCTTCATGTCGGCCCTGTTCGGGGGCGGAGCGGCGGGACAAGGCGGCACGAGCACGGGGAGCCCGGCGAAGGACCGGGCGCTCGGGGTAACCGGAGCGGCGGGTGGAGCCGGAGCGAGTCCGCTTGCAGGGAGCCTCTTCAACTTGGCGAGCGGAATCCTTCCGCCCGAGATTGCTTCCCGGATCAACGCGCAGGTGGCGGAGAGTTACCGGGGAGCCAGATTCGGCACGGACGAGGCGGGAGCGGCTGCGGGAGCGATGAGCCGGGCCGCGCTCGAGCAGCAGTTGAACGCGATGAATCAGCTATTCGGCATCGGCCGGGCCGGGACGCAAGCGCAACTCGGCGGCCGGGAGCAGCAGCTATCGGCTATCGGGCAGATTCTCGGGCTCGGTAGATTCACTGGCGGGCTCGAATTCCAAGGCGGCCAGAACGATCTCAACCGGGCGTTGGAGGAATTCCTCGGCACGCAAAACCCGCTCTTGGCTCTCTTGCCGTATCTGCTTCAACAAGGGGCGGCAGGCTAGGCGATGCCCGACTTGATGGCGGAACTATTCGGGGGCGGCCTCGGCGGAGGTGCCGGCGACGAAGGCGGCGGATTCATGGAGTCGCTTGGCGGGCTCTCGGAATCCGACGCGCGGAACCTCTCACTCATACAAGCCATCCAGCAGACGCAGAAGGCAGGTCTTCAGCGGACAGCTACGCCGATCGGCGCTATCGCGAATGCGCTCCTTCCTCTCGTGGTCGCTCCGATCGCTGCCAGGCAGGCGCGCATGGAGAGCATGAAGGGGGCGCTCCCGATTCTGCTGCAGCTCGCCGAGATGAGAGCCAAAGCGGAAGATCGGCCACTTGAACGCCGCACGAAGGAAGCTCAGGCATCTAAAGCCGAGCAGGAAGCCGCCTGGAAAAAGAAGCTGATCGACATGGCTGGCGGGGCTATGCCCGAAGGGATGGAGGTAACCGGTTATGGTGTCGAGGGACTGCAAATCGGGCGAGGGCGACTGCTCAGCCCCGAAGAAGAAGCACAGCAAATGCGCATTTACGGGGCGAAAACTGAGGGTAGCTCGAAGATGCAAGAAGATCGAGCCAAACGGCTCGAAGTATTCAAGCGTTCCCTGCCGCCCGCGATGGGAGAGCGAGCCAAGGAAGCCGTGACTTCCGGCAGGACCCTTCTCGAGTTGCTGAACGACGCCGAGGCGAAGATCGCCAGCATCCCGAAGGACATTTCGGATAGCCAGCTCTCTCGCGAGGCGGCCAAATATCAGATGCGGTCGGAACACCCCGCGCTGGCAAACGTGCTGAAGGGCTATACCGGCGGCATGGTTACCGCAGACACTGATCCTCGTCTCGATGACTACTTCAACTACGTTGGACAGGTAGAAGCGGCGCTCACGAGCTTTAATCTGAGCGGCATGCGCGGCGGTATCCGGACGATCGACTACCTCCGGAAACACTTCCCCGGTTTCGCCGACAATCTGAGTGCCGTACTCGGAAAAACCAAAGCGCTCCGCAACAACAAGAGCGTGGTCAGCCGGTCAATCGAGAACCACCTGAAATCCATCGAGCGCACGGCGGCCACCGCCGAAGCAACGCCCGGCGGAGAGGCCGAGATGGGCTGGGTAGGCCGTCCGATTTTCGACAAGAATGGAAACGAAAAGCGCCTTTGGCTGAATGAGCAATCCGGCGAGAGCCTGCTTCTCGACCCAGGTCAAGCCCCGCCGCTGGAATAGACCATGCCGAATGGAATCAAGTGGCCGACCCTTCCTAGCGGTTGGCGATACGGAGACGAAGCGGACCTCGCTGGTCTACCTGAATCCTCGCCGTCGTCACCCGACGTTATCCAGAAAAACGTCGGGTCGATGTTCCGGGAAGTAATGGGGCCGAGAAAACCGATCGAAGGACCGTCGATAGTTGACGAGCTCCTAAAGCCCATCGGAAAGCAGGTAGCCGACACCTTCGTCCCGCAAGATCCTCTAGGCATCGGCCTGTTCCTGGCATCGACGCTTCTTCCAGGCGGACCACTCGTGAAGCCGATCATGGGGAAAGTCGGGAGCAAGATCGTGCCAATCGCGAAAAACATCGGCACGAGCGGGTTTCGAAGGGTGCTCGGCATGGGGGGAATTGGCGCGGCCGTCAGTGGTCTGATGGGACAAGATCCTCTTGAGGGGGCTCGGGAAGGGCTTACGACCCAACTCGGCGGCGAGGGAATAACCAAGCTGACGCAGTTTGCCAGTGCGAACACACAAGCCAAGGCGCTAGCTCAATCCGATCCGGAAACGCTCGGCAAGGTGGTTTCGCAGATCATCCCCGGCCTCGGGAAGCTCCGCTCTCCGAAAGACTTCCATCTAGCGTTCAAGAAGAGCGCGGCTCAAACGGCGATCTCGGATTCTTTCCGCACGGGTCTCAGCGAGGTATCTGCCGCAATCGGACAGACGCCGATTCCGAGCGTGATGATGAAAGAGCTCCGGGGAAATCCCGCGCTGGTGGCGTCCCCCATATCTATGTCTCCCGGAGTGCGTGGGATGCCGGCGGCTCAGGCGCTCGGCTATGGCGGCAAACCGGCGATGTACAGTTTCGACGATGTGGCGGAGACTATTCAGCGGCTTCGAACAGTCGGCTGGAACGCCGACGAGGCGGCCCGCGGTCTCAAGGGTAAGGACCACCGGCAATTCGCGGAGGACCTAGAGACCGAGCTCATGCAATCCCTCCCGCCGGATGTCGCCGCAAAATACAAGGCCGTGAACGAGATGTATGCTCGCGGAAAACGGCTCATCAGTTTCTTGAATGATCCGAAGCTCCTGAAGCCTGACGGGATGCTCAACATTCCGAAACTGCAAGAGCGGATAAAGTCGAAAGGCTACTCGGTCGGTCAGAGCTATCAAATGGCTGCTGATGCGGCCGATCTCGAGAACGCCCTCTTCAGGGGTTCCGGTTCTTTGGCGGAGGATACGCCGGGAGCTCCAGGTAATTTGGGAATCATGGGGAGACTACTTGGTCTCCGTCACTCCAGCGGCATACTTCCGAAGCTGAAAGAACTCCCGATCTTTACCGGCGTTGACCCTGCTGGCCTTTCGCCGTTCGGTGGTAGCCAAGTGATGCAGCTACTCAAGCGGAGCGTTGGGCAGCGTCCCAACACCCTTCGGGCCGAGGAAGAGGAGTAGCTAGGTTCTCCCGAACACGGTATTGTCGAGAATCTTCTTTCGCAGGCGGTCGATCAGCGGTCTCAACCACGGCTCGGGCGGCACGTAGGCGCGGTACACGTAGTCTTTCGGACGCATCCATTCTTCGTGACCGCATTGGGAGCAGAATAGGGCGATCCGTTCTGGATAGTAGAGATCACAGGCTGAATAAACCCTTTCAACCCTGGCATCTCCGTATTCGACTCTAGGCTTCCCGCCATGGCCGCATTTCGGGCAGGTCATGTACTCTAGGCGTCGTTCGTCGAAAGGCTCACTCTTCCAGTGGTTCGGGTGCGGCATGTTTTTCTCCTCTTACCGCCTCGGTACTATCTCTCCCTGAAGTACCCCTGCCGCGCTAAATGCGGTCGCATTCGCAACGGGCACTTGTGCGGCGTGCACACGACCTGACGACAATTCAGGCAGATCCCGTGGCTGTTGTCTGTGTATTTCAGGAGCTTCTTAACGAGCCGCGCGTACCATCTGGTTTGCCGAAACGGTTTCTTGTCCATCATCTCTCCCTAAAATAGCCCTGCCGCGCCATCAGGCAGTTCCGGCGGTGTAGCCGGTAGGCGTTCTCGGGGATCTCCTGCCCGCAGGATTCGCACAGCACGAACCCGTTTTCAACTTCTGGGGATCGGAGGACGTCCGGGACCTCTTTTGGTACGGGCCGCTAGGCCCGGTCTCCCCATCGCAGCCGCAGCCGGTAGTGGCTCCTGATTCTCGTCGCCTTCCTCTGGGCTAGGAGCGGCCGGCGGAATCGCTACTCGAGGAGGAGGCTCCGGCGCTGGCCGAGTCTCACCCGTCGTCTTCCTGGCTTGCCGGCGAAGAATCGCAATCACCGCGTCAATCTCGTTCCTCTGCGCCTTGAGATCGGCTATCACCGCTTCGTACTCGTCCATTTCCGTTTCCCCCGTGGCGATCTTTGATGACTTCCAAGAGCACCTTCCGGGCAAGCTGGGTAGCCCGTAGCCGGAAAGCCGCCGGGCAGCCCCGGCTATGTACCAGGGTACGCCCGTCGTTCTCGCAGTAGGGAGCCCCGATGCACGCGAACTCCCTGTTGATGAGCTTCAGTATGGTGTCTGTCATGGCTTCAGGAATGGCCCGCTTTGAGCGTAGGAAGCCCCAGGAGCCGTTTTGGTGAGAAAGAGGTAGGCGAGGCCGAATGGCCCAATTGGTCCAATGGGTGATAAATCCCGGCGTTTCGAGGGGGATTGACCCAGGAAAACTCTAGGTAATCCGTAGCGGGGTGCGGGTTCAATTCCCCCCGCCTCCATTATCTTTCCTAGGGTTTTCCGCTGTTTGGTCCAAATCGTGGTCCAACCGGCTCGAAATCCGCCCCTTTTGGAGCGCGGCGGCGTAGTGCTTGTCGAGCGTCCCGAGACCGATTCCGAGATGGTTAGCGACCACGGAAGGGCTCTCACCACCGATCAGCGTCAGCGTCGCGTAGGTGTGCTTCGCCTGGTAGACCGACCGGAACCGGATTCCGAGAGCGATCTGCGCCCGCTTGAAGGTCTTCGTGAAGCTGGATTCGTAGACGTGCACCAGGGGCTCTCTCGGGTCTCGTATCCCGCAGAGCTCGCCCACGTCGGCTACTAGGTCTGGGGCGAGCCGGACCGAGCGGATACGCCGCTTTGTCTTGGTCGCCGCGACGTGCTTCAGATTCTCACTTCGGGAGCGCTGTATCCGGATCGTACCCGTTCCCCGGTCGAGGTCTCCGACGTTGAGGCCGCGGACCTCGGAGGGGGTTATTCCTTCGAACCTAAGCCGCATGGATACCCACTCGGCAAAGGGACGTTTCCCGTGAAACCATCCGAGAATTCGCTCTCGGTCGGTTGCCGTGAACGGGTCCTGCTCTCTCGACGGCTCGTAGCGTTCCCAGCGTAGCCTCCCGAGGGCAACGAACGCATCTCCTGCGTCGATGTCCCTAAGGAACGCGGCGAGGGTGCTTCGGATGACGTTCGATGCCGTCTTCTCCGAGATGCCCGTGCCGCTCTTGCCTGCTTGGCTCACGAGCCAGAGCTGGAACGCGGCCAGATCCTCTCGAGTAAGCCGGTAGGGATCGCGGAGACCAAGAGGAGCCCGCTCGAAGTAGTTCCGGAGATGCTTCGTGTAGTCGGTAAGCCTCGACGGCCTTACCTTCCGGACGCGCTTCTCTTCGATCCAAGAGCGCATCCGGACGGAGAGGGAAGCCTCGGGGAGAGAAGCCGCCCCGAAGCGGGGCTTGATATCGAAGTGTCGCGTCGGGTCGAACATGCCGGCGCGGATCTCGGAGCCGATGACAGACGCCCGCGACAATAGTTGTCGTCGGTTATCCGGCGTGGCGTCGAGTGGGGTCGTCACGGAAGGCCGGTGCTGGCGTCCATCCGGGTAGGTCCACCGGAAGCGGAGCGCTAGCTTCCCGCTCGAGGTCTCAGCTACGGTACAGCCCACGTACTGCGCCCGCCTTCTCTGCGTCACGGATGAAGCCCCCACGAATGACCGGGATTCGGTCGAGGGTTTCTACCTTGGGTTGGGTGAACATCTCAACGATGGCGTCGAGATCTAGCCGGATACGTCCACGGTGCTTCTCTTGGAAGTAGTGGATGCCCTTCCGGAGCTCGCCGCGGGCGATCATGCAGCGGATCGACGCTTCCGACTCGAACATGCCGGAGCGCACGGCTTCCTTGACGACAACGAGTTTCAGATGATCTCCCGCAGCATCTTCCGGAAATTCTTCTGTTCGAGCTTGAGCCGGGTGAGGTAAGCGCTGCTCATCCGGATCTCCTCGCGTAGGCGAGCAACGGCCTTCTTGGCGAGGGTCATTGCCTTACGGCGTTTGCTTGGGGTCATCCTTCACCTCCGGGAGCACTTTACGCGCTAGTTCGGCAAGTCCATTTGACCAGCAGTCCCAATGGGCGCCGGCTTGTGGGTTCACTTTGCCTGCGAATCCATCGGGAGCCTTTTCGACGGGCTTCTTGCAGTAGACGCAGGTCGTCATTCGTCCTCGTTGAGACCAGCCGCCAGGCGTTCCGCTCGCGTGAGCTTTCTTGCAGCGGCGCGTCGGAGTTCACGCCGTTCGGCCTCGCGCTGTTTTTCGGCTTCGCGTCGCTGGTCTTGTTCTTGATGGTATTCCCACCAATCGGCTAGTTTCCGGGCCGTACTATGCCGCGCATCGTAGATGATTTCGTCGCGGCGTTTGGGATCGAGCGCCTTGAGCATGGGACAAATTCGGTCGTAGACGTGCTCGGTTCGAAGATTCGTTTGCCGCTCGTTCACTCGCTCCGAGGAACCAACGGCCTCGGCTATATAGTTGAAGATCCTGACGGCGAGGCACCGGTTCGCCCATGCAGCTTGCTCGGCTGCGGATATCTCACATGGCATGTGCTTTACTCCTCCATCCGCTCATCATTCTCCCGTCTTTCATCACCGCTTTTCCTTGTGGCAGTCACACCCACAATTTTCGTGGCGTATCCGGCCTGTTTTCGCAGCGACGCGAATGCACCGACCCCCGCACATGCGATGATGGCCGGTCGAGCAAGCCGCAGAGATTCCTAGTGAGCGTCTTTTTTTCATCACCGGTTTCTCACCCATCGGAACCTTCCTTCGGGGCGTGGTTGGCCGTGATCTCGGATATGCCGAACTCTTTTCTCCAAGTATCGTCGTGCCGCCGCGTAGGACTTCGCAAAGCCCGCGACGCCCTTCTTTTGGAGCTGACTCCGCGCATCAGCCATACTCGCCTCGCGCGTGGGCGCCCCGGTGCCGGGAATCAGGTGGCCGGTGGAGACTTCCGAGGTGTGCCACGCTCCGTCGTCGTACTTGCAGACTACAAACTCCCACCGCTCGAAGCCGCGCACTGGGAACACGTAGCCGTCGAGGCGACGCGGGCCATCGAAATACGCCAGCACCACGGGGCGGCGCTCGAGCCTAGTGGTCGCCTTTCGTCGTATTCCAAACATCGCTTTCACAAATCTTCCTTGCGCCACGGGCAGAATCCGAGCACCAGATTCATGACGCCGGTTACTACGGCCACGATGGAGACCACGACAAAGACAGTCGTCACGTCTGCTAGCGATGGCAGGCCCCAGATCCACAAAAGCCCAGCCGTGCCAGCGACTAACAGCATCAGCCCATCCCTCCGCGATTTATTCACTTCCCGCCCCCGATCTCGCGGGCGCGACGACAATCACGAAGAGTCACGACTGAGGTTCCTTGATAGTCATCTCCGAGCGAAGGGTTGAAGGCTTCGGCCAACTTCGCAAAGGGCTTCAGTGCGTCCAGCGCGGCAAGGTAGGAGCGGGCGAGGGCCTTGGTCCATCCGTGACCGTACCCCTCGGTGGCCCATTTCTCCGCTTCCTCGCGCGTAACGAGCTTCTCGCTCATGGCTTGCCTCCGATCTCGCGGGCGAGGGCGCGGATATCTTCGAGGAGTACGTCGCAATGCTCGTTGCGAAGCTCCTCGGCACGTTCCTCGATCATTCTCAGCGCCCAAGCGGCAAACTCGCGGGCCAGCTTAACCGCGTCACCCACGCCAAGGACACTGCCGCACATCGACAGATGGTTACGCCCCGGCATATCGCGGGCGTCGCAGTTGCAGAGATAGCGACCGGCGGTCAACTCTGCGAGTTTCTTCTCGGCGTCAGGCATCATGAGCATCTCCAGATCGTGTAGAAAACGCCGCACAGCACTATGGCGTAGAGCACCACAAACGCGGCGTCAGCGGTCATCGGCTGCCCCTCGCAAAGCGGACAGCTTCGTAGATGTCCCAGTACGACATGACTTGCCCGGCCTCGTGCGCGAGGGCGCATAGGTAGGCCAGCAAGCCGGCGATCCGTTGCGTCTCACCAGGTATGAAAGTTACCATTTTGGTGACTCGTTCAGCTATCCTCTCCTCGGTGGCGTCCCCACTTCGGCAGTAATGCCGGAAGGACGTTGAGGGCTCTGCGGTGACGTGGAGCCCTCTTCTTTTGTGGCGGCGAACAGACAGGCACCGCCGAGTTCCCTGCATTTGTAAGTTCGGTGGTAGATGGTTTCCAGATCATCAGCGCTTGCTTGTCGATCCGCAACATCGCGGTGTGGCACTTTCGCGACCTTCTCCCGCAGCCCCGCCAGCCGCCGCTTCAGGTCGGCGACCTCCCCTACCATTCCCGCTTCGTAGCCCTGAGTACGGCGAAGCTGATCCTCAAGACGCGCGGACTTCCGCTCAGCCTCCGTCCATGCGCCACTGGATTCGCGGTCCAATTCCTCCCGCAGCCGCGCGACCTCGGCTGCGGCCTGCTCGGCACGACGCATTTCCTTGATGGTCTGATCTACCTGTTCGGACAGCCGGAGCCGCGCCGTCTCCTCGGCCTGGCGGGAGGCGGCGAGTTCCGCGCGAAGCTGATCGCGATCGGCGAGAAGATTGGCGTAATCAGCCTGTGCGTCCGTGAGGTCGCTCATCGTGTAATGCTCCCGGTTACTCTACTCATCGGTTCTCTCTCAGCCTCGTCATCTCGTTCCAACAACGCACGCAGTAGTGAAGATGTCGAACGCCATCGGGCCACGACTGCCGGGTGAAGCGCAGCCGAATCGTCACCATGTCGTTCGGATGCAACTCCTCGCGGCAACGATCGCAGACGTATCTCTTCACCGCGCTCATCCCTCCATCTCGGCCCACCGCCGGAGCTGGGCGCGGCGGATTTGCTCAGCGGCGCACGGCCTCCGATGATTTTCAGTGATCTCATGGACGATGCGCCTGTACCAGAGAATCCCAAACCACTCGCCGAACGGCACGCAGACTTCGCAGTCCCGGCACACCAACCTCGCGCACTCGTCCATCGTCTCGATGGCGAGCCAGAAGCGGGCTACCTTGGCTCCAGCTTCCCTTGCGCTCCGAACAGCATCCTCGAACAGGCCGGTGAGGAGCCGCAGGTCTTCCTCGCTGGACCCCGGACAACGCGAGCGGAGAAAGAGCAGGGCCACTCCGTCCGCCGTCACGGTCAGCTTCGGCGGCCAACCGCCTATCTTCTCAGCTAAATTCATCATCGCTTCATCGCCGCGTACTGGCGCTCCATCTCGCGGGCGCACTCTAAGGCGTCTTGGATCTGCGGATCCGAGAACTTGTTCTTGCCCGCTCCGAGCCGATTGGCGACCCAATCACGGATGGTATCCGGCGCGCAGATGTCGCGGGCGAGCAAGACGAACGTCATCTCGTCTTCGCCAGCCCGACTCATGCAGCTCTGCGGGTCGGTCATTTCCAGTCGCTTGATCATCGCCCCTCCAAACCGGACCTTCTCACTACGGATTTCATGCTGCGTTTCCGTTCTTCGCCTTGGCAAGGGCCGCTCGGGCGCGATGCCACTTCGGCGTGTTCGGGGTGCCCCACTCGGCGACGATCTCTTGCAGCGAGGCGAACAGGTCTGGGGCGGCGGCGAGTAGCTCTCCGTTGCGTTCCGAGAAGTTCAACACTGCGATATAAGCCACGCGCCGCTCGGTGCCGACCGCGCGGATCTCGCCGCACGTCGGGTCGTAGTACCACGTCTCGTTCATCATCCCTCCTTCGCGGCTACGGCCCGGATGGCCTCCGCCGCCGCACGTAGGTACTCGCTGCTCGGCTTCAGGTCGTTCTCTTGGCCGACGCGGTAGAGCCGCCAGATGTCGTCACGCATCGGCTTTGGAACCGCGAACCAGTGGGGCTTGCACATAAACATCGCTGGAGGCACCTGGCGCTCGCACCCTTCGGCGTGGCACCGATGATCGACGATTTCGGCGATGGTCATGGCAACCTCAGTAGGTCGTAGTCGATTTCGCGGAGCCCGCATTTCTTGCAGACCGCCGTCATCGTGACGCCTGACGTGTCGCGGAATTCCTGCGCGGGGCCTGAGAAGTCGTGGTCAGCCTCGCCGCCGCAGATGAAGATGGAGATATCCTTGGCTGTAGTGTCGATCATCTTTTTCTCGCTTTTCATTACCGTTCCTCGTCGAAGAAGACGTGGTAGATCGCTATGCTCAGGCTACTCCACACGACCACGCCGCCGCCGACGATCAAGATCCATCGCCAGACATCAAACGGGATGAGTACGAGTCCGATCAAGAGTGCCAGCACCACCGCGATCACAAACGGCGCAGCGATGATCGACACCGCAATTCCTGTGATTTTTTTGCGCGGCGTGGTCACTGGTTGATCTTCGCGAACAGTCTCCTGCTCGCGACCTCCAAGGATTCGGGGCTCTCTGGATCGAACTCCTCGATGCCGCCCGCGATCCGTGAGAGGTTGATTGGCACGGTCGCCCCGCGCGGCACGAGGAGCAGGATGGGCTTGTCGAGGTACATCGCGAGGCCCATCTGAATCAGCGGGATGACGTCCTCGACCATCTTCTCGTTGAAGAGCACGCAGAATGTGTCGCTCTTGCTGATCTGCTCGAAGTTCCGTTGAGCCGCGGCGCGAAGTTTTTCGTCGATAGGCATTACCGATCCCCTTTCCTGCGCGTTTTCATCACCGGAACATCACCTTGGAATCCGAGAAGATCAGAAACTTCGCTTCGCAAGAGACGCACGTAGCCCGGGTATCGGTGAGGCGCTGGAAATCTTCCGTCAGCCACTGCTCGCTGCCATCATTTCGGTTCGGTTGCGCCTCGCCGCATGAGGGACAGCAGACCGCAACCGACTCGGCGAGGAGCTGTGCTCGTCTCATCGCTTCACCGGCTTTCCGGCCCGCACCTTCTTCATGTGCGCGCTCCGCTCCTCCGGCGTCTTGGCATCCCATCGGACCTTGACCATCGCGGCCATGTGGTTGCCCTTCTCCTTCTGTGTCTTGCCCTTCCACCGCCGCTGCCCGAGGGCGACAGCGGCGGGGTTCTTCCGGCGGCGGGTCATCGTGCGAACCTCCGCGCCTCGGCGTCGATCGTCTTCGCGCCGGCCGCTCTCGCCTGACGAATCTTGCGACGGATGTAGCCCTTGGCCGAGGCTGCACTCTTGCGGGGCACGGCCACGCCCTCCGCGCGCATCCAGACAAACGCCTGCTTCTCCGCTTCCAGTTCCCGGACGTGAGCCGGGATGTTGCGGGGCACGATCCCGAGCTGCTCGTGAATCAGCGTGCGGTTGGCCGATCTCCCCCCGTGGCAATGTCCGAGGAAGTGGTGCGCGCACTCGTGAAGGAAGATCGCGAGCGACCGGCGGGTGACCGGCTTCGGAGCGGAGATCCACCGCTCGAACTCGACTGGCTCGCCGACCTGATACCAGCGTTGCACTTGGCGCACGCAGGCCCGACCGGACAGGCTCTTTCGGTACTCCACCACGCAGCCCGCCGGGGTGTACTTCGCGGCGATCCCCAAGAACCGCTCGGCTGCGGCACGCCTCGCCGCCTGTAGTTCGACTCCACTCATGGGTTGCATATCTGTCTCCTTTCGCCCCGTAGGGCATCCATTTGACAGATAGCGTATCATAGTGGCGGTAGTATGTCAAGCCCCTTGATACTACGGGGTTTCCTGGCACCATTCCCGGCATATTCAAAGCAGTAATGCTCCCACCTCTAAGCATTACCCGTTGACCGCCTCGGCTTGTTTCACCGCTTCGACCACCACGAATCCCTCCGTCGCCTTGATGATATTCGGGCCGAAGGCCATGTTCTTCGCGCCGCACTTCGGACACTGGCCGGGATACGAGCCGCGCAAGATGGCCGGCAAGAGACCGAGTTCGCCGTCGTGCCCGCTCCAGCCGCACGCCGTACACTCGCAGTTGTCGTAGCGGCGGAACTTCGGCTGCTCGCCCGTGATGTAGACCGAAATCTCCGCCCTGACCGCGGCCAGCGCCGTTTTGAGATGCGGCTTCGCCTTTGCAAAGCACTCATGACAGCAACCGAGCCGGGCGCAGCCTTGGACCCGGATGAAACCGCCCCGGAGTTCCACGCCCCCGATGTAGAGCGGGCGATCGTAGCGGGTCGCGCCCTTCTCGTGGTAACGACCGCTCCGCTTGTACTTCGCGTAACCGGCGTCTCGACCGCAGATTTTGCAGTGCGATAGCGAGGTAGTCTCGTACCTGAGCCGACCATCCTCGCGCGCGGCACGGACGGCGTCGGCAACAAAGCCCGCGATGGCAGGCTCACCGGGGAGGCTATCCACCATCGCCAGCCGTTCCTTCGCTGCCTCGACGAGGGATTGCGTCTCGGGTGAGCACCGGCCATCCAGGATGACCAATTCGCTATCGGTAAGATCCACGGATCTCCTCATCGTAAACCGCTAATGAGTAGGCCGAGCTTCATGCCTTCTCCGGGTCCGGCAGAAGATCAGCCGCCTTCTGCAAAGCATCCACGCCTCTCTCGTCGTACATCTTGAAAGTCGTATCGGGGCTACTGTGACCAAGAAGTTTCTGAGTCGCGAACACGTCCGCGCCGTTCTCCAGGAGCCGCGTGCAGTAGCTCCGTCGGAAGGCGTGCGGAGGCGCGAGGCCCTCGATCCCCGAGCGCCAACCGAGCCGCCGGAGCACGATGTAAATTGCTTGCCCGCCGTGCAGCGGCTCCCTGAGCGCCACTCCGGGTTGAGACACGGGACAGAGAAGCGGCCCGTCTTTGAACCCACGGGCATCGAGAAACTCGATGATCGCTCGAGCGGCCCACTCGGGAAGTGGGACGACCCGCTCCTTGTCGCCCTTGCCGATTACCGTGATCGTCCGGCGCTCACGGTCGAATGAATCCGTCGAGAGGGATGCCGCCTCGGATCGCCGGAAGCCCCCGCCGGCAAGCACTGCCAGAAGAGCCCGGTCGCGCAGAGCCCGCATGGGCTTCGCGTCGTCGCGTGTGGCGGCGAGAAGCGACTCGAGTTCGCCAGGCTTCAGGTTCTTGATCTTCCGGAGCCTCGAGCCTCGGATCTTCTCGAGCTCGGTTGCCGCTGCGTACTGCTCGTGGGAGATCAGCCGGAGCTTCCGTGCCGCTCTGAGCACGCCCCGAAGCGCGCACATGATCTTCTTCGTGTAGTCGGGACTGCGCCCCGACGCGAGTAGCTTCGCCTGGATCGCCGAGGTCTCGAGGTAGGTCAGCCGGTGCCACTCGACCTCGAGCGCACTCGGCCGTCCGAGCACGCCCGCGATGATCTCGAGGGCATCGGCCATCGCCCGGCGAGAAGTCTTCGCCAGAGACGCCAGATAGGCGACCACGGGAGAAGCGTCGGGGCGATTCACGATCACCGCCGGTGCTTCGACGGGCGCGACCCGCACCACGCCCCGGCAATCGGCACACCGGAGAGGCTTCCCGGCTAGCGCCTCGGCGAACCTTGCCGGCGACCAGTGTTCCGTGTTCTCGGGCAGTTGCTCGACTTGCAAATCGCGCCATGACCCGCAGCGACACGGGCCATGCTGCGCAACGAGCTCGCCGAAGTGTACCCTGATCTGCTTAGTTGTCATGCTGCTACCCCCCTCCGTTTTTCATCTAGCGTCCACTTCACGTTGCCGTACTGGTCCACGACGCGCACAGGAAGGTTTGGAAACTTGGCTTCCCAGAGGATGACTCGCAGACGAAATGCTTCTGGGAGCTCCAACTTGCCAAGTCCCAGCTTTCCGCTCTTGCCGATCTTCGGCTTCAGTCTCACCAGACCCTTGAAGTCGTCCGCGTGGGAAGATCCGTCGAGTTCCGTGACGATGAAGTCTGGCTTGAATCGAATCAGCCGCTCCAGAGCGCCGCCGTGGAACACGATCTGAGATTGGCCTCGGTCCCATCGCAGAATTTTTCCAGTGCGCTTCAAGAGATCGAGGTGGCGAGCATACGCAGCCTCGCCGGCACTGTCGTACATCTGGCCGGCATACGCGGTACGCCTCGCGCCGAATTTGTTGCGTCGTCTCACCGCGACGATATCCCCTTCGACTTGAGACTTTCGAGAATCGCCTTGATGAACGCTTTTCCCGTCTCTGGGTCCGGTCGCTCTTCGTCGGCGCCGTTCTTGGCAGCGGCTTTCGCTGTAGGCATCGGGTCAGGTCGCGGCTCGAAATCCGCCCATCGTTCGTTCGGGCCAAAAAAGGTTGCCGCGTGCATAGTCGCCTCAGTGCCGAACTTGCCTACTCGGCGAACATACTGATCGTAGTTCTTGACGCATTCGATGAGAGTCGCCGGAGAAATGCCTTCCTTGATCCTCGCGAGCCATGCCTTGAAGGCCAGCTTCTTCGGATTTGGGTTGTTTCCCCTCGACGGGTAGAGTTTCCAGGCCATGTCGAACTCAGCGGCGTAGTCGGGTTTTTTGCGCTCGGGGCGTTCTGACTTTTCTCTCTTCTTCTCATCTTCAGCCATCGCCTGATTGTCCGTGTTCCGTTGATTGGCAGAGGACGAGAATAACCCCCGGTTCTCCGGTTGCTCGCCCTTTGCCCCCGCAGGTTTTCAGTAACGTCCGAGCTATCGCCCGACCGCCGCGCCCCGCTTCATGGGCTCCAGAGACAGATCACTTGCTCTGAATGGGCCAAGTTTCGAGGGATAGTGTCATTCCCACCCCCAAGGCTCGCCCTCGACCACCTTTCCCGGCTTCGTTTCTGGTAGCCAGGTTTGTGTTCCCTCTCGCCCCAGTGTGCCCGGGTTTTCCCGTGACTCCGACGAGAGAAGTGAAAATTGCTTCCATCACTTCACAAGTTTTTCGAGGTCCTTCATGACGTCGTAGGCTTCGCGGAGAAGCACAAACCCGCGCTTTGCCGTGTCCAAATGAGACCAGTAGTGATGCGTGAACTGTACGGGGTCCGTGGGCTTTTCCTGTTTCGAGAAGCGGCAGAGATGATAGCCGCCGTCGATCGTCTCCCCGTGCTCCTCGTCGAGGATCCCATATGCGGCGAGCTGGAGCAGGTACTCGGCATAGATCGAGTTGGAGGATTTCCAGTCCCCAAGTGCGCGCCGGCCGTTCAGAAGGATTGAGTCTCGCGTGCCTCCGAATCGGTATTCCTCGGAGACGAGTGGTTTCTCCGTCTCGACCACCTGGAGCTTTGACTGATCGGCCCATTCCCGGAACGCGAAGAAGGCGGGCTCGGCCATCGCCACCAAGTCACGCGCGTACTTCGCAACGTCGAACGGTCGGCCGTGAATGTACGAGTCGACCATATCGTGCGCGATCGTCCCGGCGTCCGCCGCCCGGTCGCGAGCTTGGCTGTAATCGAATGTGGAGTCGGGGATCTCAAGGAAGGCTTTAGCCGGCCCGTCGAACGTCTCACCGGCCTGCCAGAGCTTCAGGAGCGCTCGGGCCTGCATGAGCGGCTCATAGGCGATTCTGTTCGACCAGTGGATGAGGCCCCCGCTTTCCTTGAAGCGGTTGCAGATCGTCGTCACCGAGGGGACACGCTGGCCGTCGTGGGTTCGGTAGACTTGGGTAGGCATGGCTAGAAGGGAATCTCTTCTTTCTCGACGGGAATTTCTTCTTCGTCGACGGCTGCGGGCTGCGCGTCGTCGTCCGGGGCGTCCCCGTTCTTCATCGCGTGGTACTCGTCGCTCTTCTGGATGATCGCCTTGATCCCCTTCGGGAGCTTCTCCCAAGCGTCCTCGTCCCAGTCGTCGAGGAAGAAGGCGAGCGTGTCGTTGACCAATGTCGGAGCCGTAGTGCCTTTGGGCACCGCGAGCACTGCGGCGACCTTCGCCTTGCCCTTCTTGTTATGGACGATCGAGAGGAGACAGGGCTTCCCGACGATCGTTCCGAGATCGAAGCCGGCGAGCTCCACTTCGGTGAAGTCCCGGCCGCGCCACGAAGCGAGGTCCTTCCGGAGAGCGGCCTTCTCGTGGAGCGAGTTCGTGTAGAAGCGGGAAGCCGCGAAGGGGCGCCCATCTTCCATCGTCTCGCCCGGTAACTCCCAGGAGATCAGCACTTGATTGGAAATCTTTGCTTCACCTTCCCATTCGCTGTGCTGAGTCCCGAGGTCGATCACTCGGAAGCAGATTCCCAAGTGAGTGCCGGCGGGAGCCTGCTCGATTTCGCCGCCGGTAGGTTCGCGAGCAAATCGCCCCATCGTTTCCTCCCCTCAGAACGGTGCGTCACTCGTAACGGGAGCCACCCAGTCGAAGACGCTGACCACCAGATCGAGCGTGACGCGCTCGCGAGGAGTCAGCGGCACGGGAGAGACCAAGAGATCCTTGGCCGCGGAGACCAGTTGCCAGCGGGCCATTTCGTCGGGTCGCGGTGCTTCCTCTTCCGGCTCGTGAAACTCTCGTCGCATTGCTTCGCTCATCGTAGCCTCCGTGCTTGCTCCATCCGGTGCGCGGCTTCGTGCTCGGCGTCCCGGCCACGCGGGCCGCTGTAATTGTCGTAGTTGGGTTCCTGCTCGGCGAGGCGTTTCTGGTAGCCAGTGCATTCGTCCTTCGGATCTCCGTCAAAATCCTCGCAGGCGAGAGACTCGCCGCTGTAATCGACGGCGGTGCAGGGGAAGTTCCGGTTGCAGTCCGGGCACCAGCGAAAGAGGGTCATGTGAAGTAATCAGCGAGGTAGCTGCCCCCGAGACAATTCAGAATTATCACCGGGATACTCAGTACCCCGGTGGATCGCCCGGACCAGCGCTGTTCGGCCTGGTCCGCCAAAAAGCCGCATACGAAACACCACAGCACGTAGGCCACCAAGAAAAGGCTATTTGTCATGCTAGGTGGCTCCGCAGTTCTTGGATGCGTGAGGTGATGTCGGCGAGGCGGGTCTCGATCACTCGTAGATCATCGTCGAGCGCGGTTGCGGGCTTGTGGCTCAAGAGATGTTCGATCAGCGTCTCGGTGCTCTCGGTCTCGAAGCCGCACTTCGGTACGAGACAGGTCCACTCGCTCACTGGCTCACCACCTCTTGCCGCTCGGTTCCCCGGGTCGCGCTCAGGTGTCCCGTGAAAACGCCGATTGCGAAGGCCAAGGTTGCGACGATCATCACGAGGCCGACGATCTCTACGGCTGTCATCGTGTAGAGGGGATCGTGCGACCGTCTTGGAGTCTCGACTGGACTCCACTTCTTGTTCGGATCTCCCCTGAGCCATGGGATCTCAGACTGCGGCCGGTGAATCGTCGGAAAGCGCTTTCCGCTGGTGAGAGCCTTGAGAGCCATCAAGCCGCCCGCCTTTCCCGTCTGACGACGATGCGTTTGGGGGGAAGCCGCTCGGGGAGTAGGGGCTGGGTGAGGATCGGGGGCGGCCCGTGCTCGTCGGTTTGCTCGACGATGTGGATAGCGCGCTCCACGATGCGTTCGAGGATGATGGTCTCGCGGGTCATCGTTCTTCCTCCAAGCCAGCGGCGCGGATGGCGCCCTGTGCTCCAGCGACACCTTCGGGGGCCTTGCTCCCGCCGAGCAGTGCGGCGCGTACCCTCCAGACACCGTGGCCGTGGTGGCGACACCATTCGGCGAGAGTGAGATCGTGCTTGGCTCTGAGCCCCGCCATCACTCGGCGAAGCAGCTCACGGCCGGCTCCAGAGATTCTGCTTGAAATCTCCGGACCTGGTGTTACTGTCCGACGGCGTGCAACGCTTGTTCTCATGGTGACCATCCGTTTAGGACAAAACGGGTAGACTTGTCAAGAGAAAATGTCTCAACCACCCCAGAATTTCTCCGACTCATGGGTAAAACTCATGTCGCATCTAGGACTTACGGCGCCGAAAAATATTGCGGCGAAACTATCCGAGTTGATGGGGGAGACAATTTCCGAGCTAGCGGTTCGGAAATGGATGTATAAGCCGCGGAGTGTTCCCTCGAAAGTATGGCTTGCTCTTGGTCCGGTCGGTCTAGACCAAATGTCCGGTCGCAAGATTGAGCCAGCGGGTTACGTCGCGCGAGGGCTTGTTTTCAACGACCGCTTCTCGCAGCTACCGGAATCGGTGCAGTTAAGAATGCTCGAGATGGTAGATGTAGATGGTGGTGGAGGTCGGCGCCATTCCGGGTGACTAAGGCTTCGCCGTGTGAAGGCTGCGCGCCAAAAGGGCTGGCGAGTGATTCGGGGAGGACGAAAATGAGAATTCTAGCTGTAGCTATCGTTCTGATGACGATCTTTTGCAGTCAAGCCTTGGCGGGAAATTGCAACATATTCGCGAGCGGTCAGAAGGAATGTAGCGGATTTCAAACCTTCGCTTGGGTTGCCACCGCGCCCGTCTGGTTGCCTCTCGGTGTCGTCTATCTGCTTCTGGGAGGAGAGCTACCCGAGCAGCAAGGTAAACGCGAAGCAGAACAACTCCGGGTCCGGGAAGCCTGGCAACGCCTGACGCCGGAAGAACGCCAGGGAGTGATTCAGCTACGGCAGTTCGAGCTGATGGAGCAGCAAGAGCAGCGAGCACAGCAACTACGGACGCTCCAAACCCTGGAAGCTATCCAACGGTTACAACAACCACGGACGATGGGTTACACGAGTTGCACGCCCGATATGATGGGCGGCTTCGACTGCCTCGAATGGTGAGCTAGAACTTCCCGTACTTGGACGTGTGGGAGAGCCAGTGGGTACGGCGAGACGTCGGGCGCTCCGCTAACGACGCCGCGACCATCCTCCTGACAGCCTCCGGCTCGAGCCCGACAGCGATACAGACTCCATCGAATGCCGGCACTTCGTCCGAGTGCTCGGCGTCGCTGAACCAAAGCTCCGTGGCTTTCCTGTCTGATTGAAGGACGGGAGTTTTCCCGAGCAGGACGTTGATCCCGTCCTGCAGCACCGCGGCCCAGAGCCGGCGCACGCCAAGCGAACCACGGCTACGATATGCACCCGGTATCTCGGCGAGCGGGGAGAAGAGGGTCAACTTGAGACTGCGAACTACTCCCGGTCTAGCGGATTGTCAATTGCAGAAGCACGAACGCCCCAATGGATTTTTCCCACTGAGGCGTCAGTGCGTGAGGTCTGCCAGGGAGATTGTTCTGTACTATTGACCTGACCCGGTTGTCAACGGTATCTCTCGCCTCGTGCAAAGTCTGCAAGGGAGCGTAGAGACATCGCCTTCGGCTGTCTACCGCTCCACCCCTGGACAGCCTAGCGCTGATGCATACCCGGCCCTAGCTGGCACGGCTCGCCCCGTCGCTCATAGGAGCACGGCGGCCTGCGATGGCAAGCTGGTTACCTCGGCTCCCGCTCGGAGGGAGGATCGCGGCCACACCTCCGCGAATACGACCCGAGCGCCCGAACTCTGACCAGCTATCTCCCGCCCTTCGCTCAGACTATCAACGCCCCCCAACAATGAGGGGGAAAGGGGGAGCACCATGCGGCAAAGTGATCCACTCACGAAGCCGCTGTTCCATCACCTACGCTCTATGCTACTCAAAGCACCGTGGACTCAATCGAAGCCGCTCCAGATCCTCCACTCCCACGCGAATTAGCTCTCGAACGAGCTCGTAACATCCCCGAGTACAAAACCATCGGTAGACCGACCAAACTCACCGATGAACTCGCAGACCTGCTGCTAGCGAAGATCGCCAGTGGCGCATTTCTCAACGTAGCCTGCGAATCCGTAGGTATCGCATCCAAGAGCCTCGAGGAATGGACTCGGAGAGGTGCGGCTGACAATGAAGCTGGTCTAGATACGATTTTCTCTCGTTTCTGGATGCGCCTACATCGCGCGCGTGCATCTCATGAGATCGAATTAGCTAGGAAAGTAGAGGAGAAAACAGACGAGGACTGGCGAGCTGGCGCATTCGTGCTTGAGCGTAGGTACAGAGAACGCTGGGGTAGAGATGACAAGCAGAATCAAGGTGTAAACGTCACATTGGTACTCGGGGACAAGCAGCAGGAGATCCTGCTCGAGCTGATGAAGCTCGGTAACGCAAAGCAGATCGAAACTACTGCGAGCACTGAGAACACCAATGAAAGCACTGACTAGAATGTCAGTTCGCATCACCACTGCCCCGAGTGACGCTTCTCGGCTCTCCGAGGTAGGGTCGGTCCCCCCAGGGGCACCTTCCCCGCTGCACGGTAGACCTGCGGAAAAATCCGCACCATATCCCATTGACCTAGCCGCTAGTTGACTGGCAATTAGGAAGTGTGAAGCGCTGGGTATGGGAGGAGCACTGTAAGCCGTGTGTGCAATGCGGCAAGGAATTCATTTTTGTCAAGCCGACTCAACAATTCTGCTCGTATTTGTGTTCGGGGGAGCGGAGGCAGAAACCGCCGCGTTCATGCTTGAAGTGTGGGCGTGATTTCAGGGGGCGCTCCGGCCAACGTTATTGCGGCCTCAAGTGTCGCCCACATGCGGTAGGCCCGCGAGGTAGGCGCAAGCCCGCACGAGTCATCCCGCTTAGGGCTTGCGAGAACTGCGGGGCAGAATACGCGGCCACTCGTCGATTCTGTGGTCGCCGCTGCGCCATGCTGAAGGCTCGGAGGGATCATCCTAGCCTATGTCGTCGGTCTCCTAAAACGCCGTTAACGATCGAGGAGCAGATGAAGAGAAAGGGCGATGTTGCTAAGCAAGCTCGAGTTCGCGCTGAGCGGCGACGACGCTTTCTTGCGGACTACTTCGCCGGCCATCCTTGCGTGGATTGCGGAGAGTCCGATCCAATCGTTCTTGAGTTCGATCATGTGCGAGGCGTGAAGCGGGGCGAGATTTCGCGGTTGAAGACGATGGTGAGTCTAGAGACTCTGGCCGAGGAGATCGCCAAGTGCGACGTCCGGTGTGCTAATTGCCATCGTCGGAAGACGCACCGCGATGGCGATCATCTTCGCCGTTATGGTTCGGACGCTCTACCACTCTCTAACCCGCAAGGGCTATTCTCACTTCGGGAGGTTAGTTAGTGGCCGAGGAGACGATCCCTCGCGAGTTCTTTCGGACACTCGGAAAACTGCGCTGGCGCGGCAAGAGCGAGGAGCAGAAAAGCGAGCACGGGAAACTGATGGCCGCAGCCAAGAAAGAGCGTAAGCGCCGTCGCCGCGAAGAGGCTAGGAGTGGCTGAGAAGCGGACGAACGAGCTACGCGGGGAAGACCTGGCTCCGATCAGGGAGCTGTGTCTCCGGAGCACGTATGCGTTCGGGAAGTTCGTTTGTGGGTTTCACGATTTCGATCCTGAGGTGCATGCGAAGATGGCGGAGTTCGAGGAGCGGCCGTCGAGGTTCAAGCTCGGGCAGGCGCCGCGCGGCTTTCTGAAGACGTCTTGCTGGACGATCGCCGGGAATTTACGGCGCGTGACGGCAGACCCGAATCTGAGGGTGTTGCTGGCAAACGAGATCGAGGGGAACACGGCGAAGTGGATTCTGCTCATGCAGCAGATCATCCTCTCGCCGACGTACCGGGCGCTTTATCCTGATCGAGTGCCCGATCCTCTGAAGGTCCGGTGGAACACGAAGCAGTTGGAGCTCCGGCGGGAGGCCAAGTGGCCGGAGCCGACGATCGAGGGTATCGGCGTCGGCGGTGCATCGACTTCCAATCACTACGACCGGATCGCGAACGATGACCTGGTGGGGAAGGAAGCCAGGGAGTCTCCGCTCGTGATGGAGAAGGCGATCGACCAGCGTAAGCTCTGCTGGTCTCTTCTCGTGGATGCGTCGAAGTCCGAGATCGACGACTACGGGACGCGCTGGGGCACGCATGACGTCATCGACTGGGTGATAAAGAACGTGAAGAACGTCGATCGCTTCTTCATGGACATCCAGGACGAGGAGGGCAGGCCGACTTGGCCGGCCCGCTACCCGACCGAGATCATCACGCAACTGCACGAAGAGCAGAAGACCGAGATGTTCATGCTCCAGTACCGGAACAGAGTCGTCGGGGGCGGAGCATCGAAGTTCGACCCGGCGCTCCTCCGCTACTGGGATACGACGACCGACCACGAGGGGAAGACGGCGTTCGTCTTGGAGACGCCGCAGGGCTCGAAGCGCGTCAAGTTCGAGGACTGCCATTTCTTTCAGGTGATAGATGCGGGCCTGTCGCCTGAGTCCAAGAACGCGAGGACGGCGAACGTAGTGGCTGCAATTACGCCACCCACGCTGACCGAGCCGTTCGACATAATCATCGTCGAGGCCAAGGCCACGAAGTCTACGCCTTACGAGGTGGTGACCGAGGCGCACGAAACTTACCGGAAATGGAATCCGATGTTCGCCGGGATAGAGACGTTCGGCGGCCACGAGGCGTTCTTCCACTGGATAGCCGCCACGTACCCGGAAATGCGTATCCGGCAGCTAGAGAAGAACTTCTCCAGGGGGGCCAAGCACAAGCGCATCATCGCCTTTTGGGGAAGCTACCCGAGCCAAGGCAGGGTCTACATCCACCGGACGCACACCGACATGGTGGACGAGCTGGTCAGCTACGACAACGGCCCGACGGTGGATCTCTTAGACGCCGCCGGCTACATGCCGACGATCTGGGTAGCTCCTCAGCTAGCCAAGGAGAAGCGGAAACTCCCGCCCGGCGTGACGGAATTCGACCTAGCTGATAATCTCGACGACGCCGATTTCGTCGGTCCGGGACAGAACGAAGGGCGCTCGCAACTCACCGGATATTGATGGAGGTGGAAATGGACGCGAGAGAAGAATGCTATCATCAGCAACTCGGAGTTCTCCAGGCGCTGCTCTCTCTTGAGGCGCAACTGAAAGAGCAAATAGCGCTGCGGCGCGAGATCGTGAGTCAGCTACAGGCTGTCTTGGGAATCGTGCCGACAGCGATTCCGCAGCCTGTCGCGCCCGTCCAAAAGCCGGTGGAGCAGAGACGAGAATCCGACAGTGATCCGTCTGCGTGGTCGTCTCTGGCCGCGCTTGCTGTAGCGGTCGGTGTAGGTATGTTCGATGCGCCTTCGAGTTCTCCAACGGTAGATACACCGGACTTCTCGGGTGGCGGTGGAGACTTCGGCGGAGGCGGTTCCAGTGGCGACTACTAGCCGAGACTCGTCTCGTCCCCATTGACGTTGCCGGGTAGCGACATTTACCCTCGCGCCCGTGGCGCGTAGTCGAAGACTGAGAGCGGCAACTGCTGACAGTGAGATAGACGCACGCCTCGAAGCCGCCGCTCGAGGCTTCTCCGATTCCCCGGGTCAGCCCGATACCGACCCCGAGCGCGAGATCCCGAAAGGGAAAGACCGGCTCAAGCCCGGCGACGGAACTCCGCGCCCGCCGATCGAGGTGCAACTTACCGAGGTAGAGCTGAAGGCCCTAGCGGACGAGTTCGCGGGCGAGATCGAGTACCAGTACGCCGGTCAAGAGTCCTTCCGAAGCGATCTAGCGCGTTACCTCGAAGTCTATCGGCCACGTCCCCGGTGGGGAACCAAGACGTACCCGATAGAGAGCGCCAGCGATATCACCATCGCCATGGCCGCGAACCATGCTGACCAGGTAGTCGCCAGGCTCATGCAATCGACCTTCAACCCGCAACCCCATTGGGTCGTGAGCGAGCTAAACAAGAAGTTCGCCGAGCACTGTAAGCCCTACGAACGCTACCTAGATTGGAACCGGCAAAACGCCTGGAACCAGTGGTCCATGGTCTACGACTTCGTTCAGGATACCGTGAAGCTCGGCACAGGCGTTGGCTACAACGACTGGCAAGTCAAGAGTCTCTACCGCTACGACGATCAGCAGAAGCGTACCGTCAAAGTAGGGGATCGTATCGGCCCCTATCCTCGCTGGTGTGCGCGCGAAGATTTTCTGATGCCGAACGGGTTCAGCGACATTCAAGAATCTCCGTTTGTAGCGCATCGCCCATGGTTCAGTTGGGCCGCTCTCGAGCGTCTGGCGCATCAGGACCTCATCGAGAATCTGGTAGAGCTGGAAGGCCACTCGGACGAAGAGGACAGCGTAAAAGAAGCTCGGAAGAAGAACCGAGATCAGACAGTCTCTTCTTCCTCTGCGGACGATCGCTTCGGCCTCTGGGCGCCCTGGTACGTCTGGTTCCGGCGCGACCTCGATCAAGACGGCTGGCCGGAAGAGTACGTCATGCTACTTCACACGGAGACCCGGACGATTCTCCGGCTCGTCTCGAATCCGTCGCCGACCGGAACCCGGCCGTACTTCTCGAGCCAGTTCATCCGGGTAGGGGGCGAGTTCGACGGCATAGGCATCCCCGAGCGCCTCGAGCAGCTACAGGAAGAGGAATCGACCATCCATAACCAGCGTCGCGACCGCGCCCACCTGGCGAACATCGTCATGTACGTGACGGACGCGGCGGGCGGATCGACGATCTCCGAGACCATCCGGCCGAGTTCGGGGAAAGTGCTGAAGGTCCTTGGCGGTCCGGACAAGCTGAAGCCCTTCAACCCGTCCTCGAACGTCATGATGGACATCCAGGAGGAGGATTACGTCCGCCGAATGGGCGCCGAGCTGGTAGGCCAATCCGATATCGACATGAGTCGCCTCTCGTCGCCGGCAGGCAGAGCCGCGGCCACGACCATCATGGCGCTCATGCAGGAAGGTGCGCGGAGATTCGATCTCAACGCCACGCAGATCCGCATGGCGCTGACCGAGCAGGCGCATCAGATAACCGAGCTTTGGCAGGTCTACTCTCTCCCGCCGGCCGAGGTAGCGGGATCTCCGGAGCAAGTCCTAGACGAAGAAGACGCGGTTCTCGTTCGGCAGCTCCTGGAGCAGCCAGTCTCGCTTCGCGGTCTCATCGGCATCCAGCTCAACATCTCGA